TGCAACGTCGTAGATTAGCAGAACACGCTTTATTAATGCGAGGATAATATGGCACTAAAAAAATTAACTTTTAAACCTGGTATTAGCAGGGATAATACAAACTATGCTAATGAAGGTGGTTGGTATGCATGTGATAAAATAAGATTCAGACAGGGGTTTCCTGAAAAAATAGGGGGTTGGCAACCTATTAACTTTGATCCTTATGTAGGAAACTGTCGTGCAATATTACCTTATGGAACAACTGATGGCGCAACTCTAATTGCCCTTGGTACTAATGCTAAAGTCTATGTATTAGCAGGTACTACTTTAACTGACGTAACACCTCTTCGAGTTACTTTAACTTCTCCTGCTACAGATAATTGTTTTGAAACAACAGATACTTCTACAACAGTTTTAGTTAATATCACTGGACATGGTGCAACAACAGGCGACTTTGTAACCTTTAGTGGTTCTGGTGCAGTAGGTGGAGTACCCGCAGGTGACTTAAATAAAGAACACGAGATTGTCAGAGTTGTATCAGGTAATCAATTTGAAATCATTGTTGCGACCGCAGCCACATCAACTGTAGCAGCAGGAGGTGGTACTTCTATATCTGCAGCTTTTCAAATCTCTATTGGGTATGGTAGTTCAACTTATGGTTATGGTTGGGGTGCAGGAACTTGGGGACGAGGCACATGGGGTTCTGGTGCTGCAACACCTGTAAATATACCTGAACGTGTTTTATTCTTAGATAAGTTTAATAATGATTTTGTATGGAATATTCAAGACGGCGAGATTTATTATTGGGAGTATGATGCTCCACTCTCTAACCGTTCTATTCCTATGGTTAATCTGCCTTTAGCTAAAGCTGTACCACAACAAGTGGGTGAAGTTCTGTTTGCCCCAAGTGGCCATCTTCTAGCTATGTCTTGTACTGAATATGCAGAAACTAAAACAGCAGGTTATACTATTGTTAGTATTACTCGAACAGGCACAACAGCTACATTGACTACAGCAACACCTCATGGTCTAGACCCATTAGACTGGGTAATATTAAGTGGTCAAGCACCACAAGCCTATCAAGGTGAATTTAGAATTATAAATACTCCTACCACAACAACATTTACTTTTGCTCTACCCTATGATCCAGGTTCAAGTGCTACTACCGTCGGTACTTATCAATCAATTGACTACAACGGACCTTATGATCCACTTCTTATTCGTTGGGCTAATGTTGACCCTGTAGTAGGACCTGTGCCTGAATATTGGAAACCTGAAGTAACAAACACAGCAGGGTTCTTACGATTAAAACAAGGTTCTAATATTGTAGGTGCCTTTAGAACACGACAAGAAGTTCTTGTATTTACTGACATAGCTTTATCTACATTACAATTTTTAGCTACAGAAGAAGTCTTTGGTGTTCAAGAAATATCTAATGCAATTAATATTGCAGGGCCCAACGTAATAGCCGAAGCAAATAACACAGTATTCTGGATGGGTAATGATAAGTTCTTCATGTACGACGGTCGAGTCAATACTTTACCTTGTACTTTAAAACAGTATGTGTTTGATGATATGAATAGAGGACAAAGTAACTTATTCTTTGCTGGAGTCAATAGTGAGTTTAATGAAATTATTTGGTTCTATTGTTCAGAGAATGCTGTTCGTATTGACAGATATGTTATCTATAATTATCAAGAACAAATTTGGTACTATGGTAATTTAAATAGATCAGCATGGGTTGATTCTTCTGTAGTTAAATACCCACTTGCAGCAAGTACGGGTTATATTTATCAACATGAAAATGGTAACGATGATGGTCAACCAAAAGGAGCTGCTCCACTTCCTATTAATGCCTATATACAATCTTCAGATATGGCTATTGAAGACGGAGATAACTTCATCTTAACAAAACGAGTCATTCCAGATGTGAACTTTATTAACTCTGATACGACTAATTCAGTGACAGGAGCAGCATTAACTCCAGAAGTACAGATGACTGTAGGTGTACGTAACTTCCCAGGTGCTGCTAATTCAACTTCTGATGTTGCAGGTAATACTTTATCTCGTGATGTTATTACTACAGCAACGATTGACCAATATACTAATCAAGTCTTTGTAAGAGCACGTGGTCGTCAAATGAACTTTAGAATTGCATCAAGTGATGTAGGTGTTCAATGGCAGTTGGGTGCTACTCGTGTTGACTTTAGACCTGATGGAAGGAGAGGATAATGGCTCATATCCCTACAACTAAAGCCCCTAACTTAGCTAATCCTAATGTAGAATATCAAAGAGATCAAATGCTACAATTAGTTAATCAATTAAGATTATATTTTAACCAAGTTGATGGTACCAATAATCAAGTTATTACTAATTTAGACGGACTAACAACATTACACTGGTTGGGAGATTATTAATGGCATTTCAATTTGTTACTCCTATTTTATTAGCCCAAGCTGAGATGACGACAGATTACTTAGCAGTTTATACCGTGCCTGCTAACACAAGAACTTATGTTAAAGATATTACTATTGCTAATACTACAGCGTCCACGATACGAATCTATGTGAGCTTAGTCCCAGATCAAGGCACACCAGGGGCTTCTAATGCTTTGTTTTATAATACAATTTTACCAGCTTATACTGTTGTACAATGGACAGGAGCTCAAATATTAAATACATCAGGCACAGTCCAAGTTAAAGCCTCAGCGGCAGGATGCACTGTTAATGTAACAGGAGGAGAGGCTCAATGACCATAACTTTTTATCCAGGTAAACCAGAGTCACAGATAGCAACACTTACAACTGCATTTGGAGAACCGATTGCAGTTCCTATTTCACCCGTTATTCAACTTGATGGTATTTATGGATTAGATAATAGAAAGTTTCAAACTTTTACTGCAAGTACAGGTGCTGTTTCTGCTAATGGAGTTATGCGTTGCGAAACAGGAACAGGAGCTTATGGTTACGGTGTGATAAGATCTTTACGAGTATTACGCTATAGACCCGGTCAAGGAGCATTAACAAGGTTCACAGCAAAGTTTACAACTGGTACAGCTAATTACACACAACGAGCTGGTTTCTTTCAACAAGAAGGTGCATTACAGATTGGTTATAATGGGACTAGTTTTGGTGTATTACAATCTGCGGGTAAAGCATCTATTGTAGAATTTACTATTACAGCAGCAGCTTCAGGATCAGAAACAGTTACAGTTACCTTAAATGGAACAGCTTACAATGTTGCAGTGACTTCTGGAACGATTGCTTTTAACACATCACAACTTGGTGTTGATACTTATGCTGGATGGACTACTTCTTATTATGATGACAAACTTAGATTTGTAAGAACATCTAATGGTCCTACAGCAGGTGCTTTTAGTATTACTAGTACAGGTACTTTAACTGCTTCTGCGGTTACTTCATTACAAACTGGAGTTACGACTGTTGATACTTGGACACCACAATCAAGTTTTAATATAGATAAATTAGATGGAACAGGTCCGTCTGGTATGATACTAGACCCTACTAAATATAATGTCTATCAGATTGATTTTAGATGGTTAGGAGCAGGGGTTATTAGTTTTGCTATAGAAGACCAAACAACAGGACAAGTAGTTTACTTCCATAAGATACACTATGTTAATCAAAATACCACTTTGCATATGGACAGTCCAACGTATAGAATTGGATATGTTGCTGCTGATTTAACAGGAGGTGGTGGAACCAATGTTGTAGTTGAAGGGGGTTCTATGATGGGAGCTATTGAAGGATTGATTACCCCTACTTCTTATCCAGTTGCTTGTTATGGAGAACGAACAACAAGTTTAAGTTCAGGGAATTATGGTCATATTATAACCGTTAAAAATGATATTGTTGATAATGATAAAATTAATACTAGAGAACTCATTATACAAAAAATATCAGTAGGTGCAACTGCTGCTGCATCTAACCCTTGTACAGTATTCTTATATTTAAACCCAACTTATTCTGCTAATTTAGAATGGGAGCTTGTAAGAGAAAGTATTTTATGTTCAGACACAGACGGAACTATTACCGCAGCTAACTTTGTACCTTTAGCAGCATTTGCTATTACTTCTGGTGCTCCGGCTACCATTGATGTATCTGATTTACGAATTGTGATTCCGCCTAATAATAGTATAGGTATGGCTATTGAGTCATCTGGACTATTACAAACAGTGCAAGGGACTATTACTTTTATTGAGGACTAATTATGGCTAATACCGCTACAAAACGGTTTATACATAACACAAAACATGATATTATACAAATTATTATAGGAACTTATTATGGGCATAGGTAGAATATTAAAAACAGCAGCTCCAATAGCCGCAGGGTATTTTGCCCCTGCCAGTATGTTTGGCGGTGCTTTAGGTGCTACGGGTAGCGCTATTGCCACAGGTGCATTTACAGGTGCTGGTATTGCTGCGTTATCTGGTGATGATATACTCGGAGGCGCTTTTACTGGTGGACTAGGTGGTATGTCTGGAGGAAGCCTTCAATCTGCCTTTGGTCCAGGTGCTGTAGCACAAGCACCTACAGTGCCTACATCTCAATTAAACGCAAATGCTCTAAAAGCAGCAACAGATGTTACTGGAAAAAACTTATTACAAGGTGCTCAAAATGTAGGGATACCAGGTGATTTAGGTTCAATAAACACATCAAATATAATTGGACAAGGCGTACCTTCGTCTGGATTTGGTGTTAATTTAGGAAAACAAACTGCTGGCACTTTAGGATCATCAGCAGGCAACGAATTTTTAAATGTAGGAGCTCCAGGTATTACTAGTACACGGGGAATAGATTTGTCTCCATTGGCAACTCAATCAACAGCTCCAGTAGGAACAGATTTTATGTCTGGAGTTAATAGGCTTGGTGGTGGTAATACAGCAATGGGCATGGGTAAATTAGGTATTATGGGATTAGGTGTTGCTGGCGGAGCAGGTGCATTTGATCCTGAACCTATTAAATTAAGTGATAGCAGAGATAAATATGACCCTAACGCTAGATTAGATCTAAGCATGGACACAGGCATTGATAAAGCTTTAAGACGGGATACAGGGTTACGTTTAATAGCACAAGGTGGACCTATTAAAAAATATCAAATTGGTGGTATAGCAGGATTAGGTCAACCTGCAGCTCCTCCACCTAAATACGGAATCATTGATGTCGGTGGTAAATTTGTAGAAACAAGTGATAAACCTGGACCTGGTTTAATTAGTGACTCTGATTTTAAAGAACAATATCAAACTACTACAGCAGAAAAAAACCAACAAGGCGGTGGTGGCGGTGGTATGGATCCTAATTTAGCTCCAGGCGGACAAGGTGCTGATGATAAAGGTATGAATCCAGGAGCTCTTTCTGCATTAGCAGCAGGGTTTGCTCAACAACAAATGAATCCTCCTACTAAATCACAAACTTTAGGTTTATCCTCACTAGCTGGTGGTGGATATTTAGAAACAGGTGGTGAAGTAGGCGATGGTATGTCTGATGAAATTGAGGCTACTATTGAAGGCGAACAAGAAGCTCGTTTGTCAGATGGTGAATTTGTAATACCTGCAGATGTGGTCAGCCATTTAGGTAATGGTTCATCTGATGCAGGGGCTAGACGTCTTTATGAAATGATGGATAAAGTTCGTATGGCAAGAACAGGAAATAAGCAACAAGGCAAAGAGATTAAGCCAGAAAGGTATATGCCGGCTTAATGCAAGTAACGTGGGTTCCTACAGAACATATTGAGATGGTATGGCCTAGTATAAAAGATTATATGAAGGGCGCTGCTGATTTTACTTATGGCAGATTTACTGAAGAAGATATAAAACAACAGCTATTACAAAAGCAACACCTGCAACAATTGTGGGTAGCTTTTGAAGATTTTGAAAACGTTTATGGTGCAGTGGTTACAGAGATTTCTCAGTATCCACAAATAAGAGCACTGATAATGCATTTTACAGGTGGTAAACAACTGCCTAAATGGAAAAAACCAATGCTGGAAGTTTTACAGCAGTTTGCTCGTGATAATGAATGTAATATAATAGAATCATATGGCAGACCGGGTTGGGAAAAAGTATTTAAAAAAGATGGATATGAACAAAAGTTCATATTTTACGAATTACCTGTGGAGTAAATAACTATGTGGTTACATAAAATTTTTTGGAATATATGTACTGGTTTTACCGAGTACCTTACATTCTATAAAGGTGGTAAAGGGGGAGGCGGTGGCGGTGCACAGACTTCTACTTCTTATTCTACTAACTTACCTGAATATGCTAAACCTTTTTACGAAGAACTATTAAAACAGTCTGGTAAGCAGATTTACGAAACTGATGCTGATGGCAAAGTAACTGGTGTCAAACAATTCCAACCTTATACTGGCGATAGACTAGCCGACTTTACTCCAGAACAACAACAAGTACAAACAGAAGCTTTAGGCATGACTACACCTGGTGGGTTTCAAACCGCTGCAGGTACATTAGGTACAGTTGGGGGTCAAGCAGGTGCAGCGTCTCAATTAGGTTTAACAAGAGCCTTTGGTTATACTCCAATTCAATATACTCCGGGTACAGCTACAACAGGAACATTTGATACAGCAGCGGCTCAACAATATATGTCTCCATATACACAAGCGGTTACTGATGTTCAAAAACGTGAAGCTCGTCGTCAAGCAGATATTGCTGCAAATAGAGCGGCAATGGGTTCTATTGGACGTGGTACTTTTGGTGGTGGACGTGAAGCATTAATGACAGGCGAAACAGAAAGAGGTACTCAACAACTATTAGCTGATATTCAAGCTAAAGGTGACCAAGCAGCGTACGAACAAGCTATGCAAGCATTCCAAGCTGACCAAACAAGGGGACTGCAAGCCCAACAAACTAATATACAATCGGGATTACAAGCGGCTGAATTAGGTCAACAAGGTCAACAGTTTAGTGCCGGACTAGGTAAAGATGTAGGGTTAGCTGGTTTACAAACAGGTCTTGAAACAGGTAAAGCGACTGGTGCATTAAGTGCCACAGAGCAAATGGCAAACCTAGAAAGATTAAAAGCACAAGCTGCAACTGCAGGGGAAAGACAAGCATTAGAACAAGAACAGCTTAATTTAGCATATCAACAGTTTATGGATGAACAAAATTATCAACGTAGTTTACTTGAGTATCAATCAGGTATTCTTCGTGGTAATGCTGCAGCTTTAGGTTCAACACAAGTACAATATGCTCCAGCACCAAGTCTTGCATCTCAAATTGGTGGTTTAGGTTTAGCAGGATTAGGGCTATACAATATTTTAGGTAATAAGGCTTAATTATGAATATTATCCAGATACAAGACAGACTTAAAGGTATGCCTAAAGAGGCTATTGTTCAATATGTACAAAATCCTACTGGCGATGTTCCTACGTACTTAGCTCTAGGTGAACTAGAACGTCGTAAAACGATGGAGAATAAATATAATGCAATGAAGTCCGAAGCTTCATCAGTTGCTGAACAAATCGTTGAAGAAAATATGCCGATGGGCTTAGCCTCTATGCCAACTCAAGATATGATGCCTCCTGAATCTGGTGTAGGAGCTCCTCAACCTCAACCCGAACCTACTCCTGATCAACTGACAGCAAGTGGTATTGGTGCATTGCCTGTACCTGAAGGTAACTTTGCTGAAGGTGGCGTTGTTGCATTTGGTTACGGTGGTAAAGTTAAAGATTTTATTTTTGGAAAACCTGCTTCAAAACAAATTAAGAAACCTTCAACAACATTTGATACAGATACACGTAATTTACCCTCTGTATTAGAAGACGTACCTGGCACTAAAAATATATTATCAAGAAATCCTAAAAAATCACTAATACTTGGTGGTGCAGGTGCCTACTATATGTTAAATGATAAAGGTGAACCAGAATCAGTTAGTGATGAAGAAGTAGCTGCAATGCAAATTGATCCTGCAATTTTAGGTGGTGTACAAAATACAAGTAATTATGATGATTCAATTCCTAAGTATAATTTACCTACTATTGATAATCCTATGGCTTATGGCAAAGATAGAATGAGTATGTATCGTGAAATGATAGGTGAAGATACAATGACACCACGATTACAAAAACGATTAGAGGATATGGAAGGCAGGATTGAAAGTCGTGAAGACTTAGCTCCCTGGATGGCTGCGACTAAAGCAGGATTTGCTATCGCTGCTGGGGATTCTCCGTTTGCATTAAAAAATATAGCTAGCGGTGCAGGTGTAGGTATAGAAGATTATGGTCAATCAATTAAAGATATTGAAGCTTTACGTAACCAAGTATTTGATATTGATACTGAAATACTTAAAGCCAAACGTGCTGAAGATGTAGCTATTGCATCTAAAGGTATTGATAGTGTTGAAGCAGCTGAAGCTCATAATAGAACTATGCAGCTTGAAGAAATTAAACTACAAGAATCAGCAAGAGAAAGACAAAAAGATCTTGAAGTTGCTAGAATTGGTTCTACTGTATATGGCTACAATACTGGTAAAGGTATCTTAGAAGCTGAAAAAATGATAGCAGCAAATAAAACAATGCAAGACTTAGAAGTAGAAAAACAAAACTTAATAAGACCTCCACAAACTACAGAAAAGTTAGAAAGATTAAGACAAATTAAAATAGAGCAAGACAAAATACGAAGTAACGTTTATCGTAACTTGGGCTTAACTCAACAACCTCACCCAGATGATACAGTAGCTAAAACAGGTAAGTCTGAAAGTTGGGGTGAGTTAACTGTTTCTGAATAAGGATAAATAATGCCTTTATACAGCATAAAAGGGCCTGATGGCAAAACATACTCTATACAAGGTCCTGCAGGTGCATCACGTGAACAGGTAATACAAGCTATTCAAGAAAAGCAATCTCAACCACAACAACCTCAACAACCACAACAACCACAACAACCACAACAACCTGGTCAATTACCAGAAGATGCTCCAGATTTTACTCGTGGATTAAAACAATATGTAAATCAATACCAAGGTATTTATGGTGCTTCTAAAGTTCTTGCAGGTAAAGTAGCTAATTCTGATGAATTAATCAAAAGTGGCGTTAAAGATATGCAAGAGTCAGAGAAAAAAGTTGCAGCTACTGGCACTAAACCTACTGATGAATTTACAGAAGCTTGGGAAAGAGGTATTGGCTCAGTATTGACAGACTTTGTACCTTACGTAGCTGGACAAGGTGTTGGTATGATTGGGGAAGCTTTAATAACATCTATAGCTGGAGGAGCAGCAGGGTCATTAATAGGACCTGAAGGTACAGTAGGTGGAGCAGTATCAGGTCTTTTAGCTAAAAATATAGTTAAAAAAGGATTAAAAGAAGCAGCAGAAGAAATAGCAAAATCAGAAGGACGAGACGCAGCAAAAGATTTTGTTGAAAAAGAAGCGGCAAAACGATCACAAGAATACCTAGCCTCTGATGTAGGTCGAGCAGAAATTAAAAAAATATTTAGAAAATCAGGTAGTAATATTGCATTATATGGTATGGCTGGTAAATTTGGTGCTGGTGAAGTTACAGGTAGAGCTGTTGATGAAGCCATTGCTAATATAAAAGACCCTAACGAACAACTTCAAAAAATTAAAGAATTAAGTACTAGTAAATTAGCTGCATTAAGTACTGCTCATGCATTTGCAGACTATATAGGTTTAAAAATTGGTTTAGGTTCTTTAGATAAATTAGCTAAGCCTACACAAGATTGGTTACTAAATGTTGCTAAGAATGTTGGTGTTACGGGTTTAAAAGAGGGTACAGTTGAAGCTTTACAAACTATATTAGAGCGAGAAGGAGCTAATCTACCTTTAAATGATAAAGCTGCAATCAAAGAATATATTAACGCTGCTGCAGCTGGCTTTGCAATGCCAATTATACCTGCTACTATTGGTGGACTTAGAACACCAAAAACTCCTACTAATCCTACTCCTGATGATATTAATGTAGATTTAAGTGGTGATCCTAAAGGACCAGAACCTTCACCAACTCCTACTGAACCATCAGATAGAAAAGGGTGGAAATACACTGATGAAGAAATTAAACGCCGTGACAAAATAGTACAAGAACAAGAAAAAATTAATCTTGATAAAGATAAGGTTGATGTTGATTTAGACGACGCTGATGCTAGAATGAAAGCATTAATAGCACCGGAAGAAGTAACAAAAGAAACTATAGAAAAAGATTATGAGTTGCCACCTTATTCAGAAGTAGATCAGGCTTTACAGGAGACACAAGATGTTACATATGTATCAGGAACTGAAGGACCTATCAATAAAACAGATAGAGGAGGCCTTCCTATATCTAGACAGAAACTTAGACAGCAACGAGCCAAGACCGATACCGCAAACGTTGAAGAAGTTGTCGGAACTACAGTGGATAGCACTACAAATAATGTTATCGGAGTTACTCCAGGAGAAGGAAGAACACTCGCTGAACTAGGTCCAGTTCCTTATGGATATGATAGGATTCAAGTAGGTATTAAAGAAATTGTTACTGGAAAAAGAGCTGACGGTAAAAACCTAATACAAAAAGAACCTGTATTTGTAGATAGACCTAAAAAAGATTTTGTTTCTGAACCATATCAATATAGCCTTCCATTAGGTGAAGATCAGAATAACATATATCGAAACCAGTTATTAAAATATTATAATCTATCAAGTTTACAAACAAAATATGAGCCATCTAAATTACCCTATGCACTTACACCAGCTGCATTAGAAGAAACAGATAGAATATATACAAGTATATTAGAAACAAATGGTAAGCCAGCTGCAGATAGGTATTTAGAAAATAAACGTAATAGCAGTGCGCTATTTAATCAAACAGACATAGATACTAAATCTCCAAAAGTACAAGGTGAAGTTACTCCGTCAATATATGCTACAAATAATAGAGACAATGCTAGAACCTATATGGTTAAAAATAATATAGAAGCAGACTACTATATAGATACTGAAGAAACTTCTGATGGTAAAATAATTGCATACACTGTTAAACCTAGAGTCACTTTAAATAATTTACAACCCGCTACTATTGCAGACTTTTTAATAAGAGATAAAGGAAAGAATTTAAATAAATTTACTAACCCTTTAGAGTTTTCAAAAAGACCTACTGAAACACAAGTAAAAAATCTACTTCAAACTAAATTAAATACAGAACAATTTAATCAAGTTAATAAACCAGGTATCCTAAAACAAATAACTAAACAGTTTGAAGATAGAAGTTCTGACCAAGCAGATGGAGCTACACCAACACAAGAGAAAAAAGCAAGATTAAGTAGAGAATTAGAGTTTGATATAAGGGTTTCAAATTTACCTGATTATCAAAAGTTTATCGAAAAAGTAAAAAATATAGGTGCTACAATACCTAGTTTCTTAAAAACAGGAGCTGTGTTTAATTCAAAAACTCATCCTATTAATGGCGCACGTTCAATTGATGACATAATTAAAGCAGCTATAGGCGATTATATTTATGAAGAAGCATCAGATGTAACAGATTCATATAGTACTTTTCCTAATAATAATACCAAAATTGATAAAGCTAGACGTAAAAAGTTTAGAGATGAATTTATTAATTCTCCCATACTAGAAGAATATTTGACTCGTTCAGATGAATATGACTCTATTGACGCAATTAAAAATGATGTTGAAGCATTTAAAAAACAAATTGCAAAAGGTACAAAATATGTAGAAAGTTTAGATGGTAATAACAATGGTAAAAATATTGTAGATAGTTTAGCTGCTGAAGAAGATAGAGTATTAAAACAAATAGCTAGAGGACAACGAGATACAAAAGCAATTAATGAAGCCAAATCAAAATTAAAAGCTGAAGCTAAAAAAAGAATAATAGAAAACAACGCATTAAAAAAATTGCTTGATGTTGAAATAGATGAACTTGATATTGAAGATGATATGGTAAATGTTATTAATGAAATAACCAGGTCTGATATATTAATGGATAATATTTTTGATGAAAATAATGGCGAAGAAGAAATAAAAGGATTTATAAGAGAGCTTAGTTCTACAAGTAAAACTGTACAACTAATTAAAGATACAAACGGTAATTCTGTTGAGATATTAAAAGCTTTATCTAATAGATTAAATGAACAAGCAGACCAAGATGTTCAAACTGAAAAAGGTGTTCAATATGTTGCATTTAAAAAAGCTCAAGCAGAATTAGCTAGAATATTATCTGGAATTCCAGGAATGAATGAAGTAGACACTATTACTGTATCTAAAGAAAGATTAGATGAAATACACACAGACCAATCAAAAATACTTAGCGAAACGGCTAAAAAAAGAGGACAAACATGGAGAGCTAATGAAGAACCTTCACCAAATTTAAATGGTTTTTTTACAGAACTTAATAGAGTAAGTAAAGATTTTATAAATTCTGCTAGAACATTAATTATTAATGAAGCTAAAAATAAAGATGTAGTAGTCATTCGTGATGATATGAATTCAGGAAAAACTGATGCAATTTTATTACATGAATATGTACATGCAGCTACAGTGGCAAGTATACAGTATGACATGTTAACTAAAGCTGAAAAAGCAAAGTTAGATAGATTATTTAATAAAGCTACTGAATCAGCTAAAGAAAGAGGTAAAGAATATTATGGTTTAACAAATATACGAGAATTTATAGCTGAAGCTTTTACTAATTATGAATTTCAAAAATTTTTAGCATCTATTGAAAGTGAAGAAAATACAACTTTGCAAGAAGAGGGATTCTTTAAAACTTTATTTAGTGACTTTATAGATTTTGTTGCAACTACTTTAGGATTACAATCTATAGATAAAACTTTATTAGCTGATGTTATATCTGTATCTCCAAGATTATTTAAAATAGGAACTAGACCATACAAAGGAGATAATACAAGGTGGAATCAATGGTATAAGAAAGCTTTATTTAGAGATAAATTAGATGAGTTAAGAGCCATAGAAAATAGAAAGGATTCAGACCTTACAAAATTCTTTAGGAAAAAAATACTAGATATTAGATTCCCAGAAAGTTTAATATCTGCACAAGAAGATTTAAATAATAATAGGATAGACAGAATACCATCTCCTAAAAAAATAAGATATTCTGAAGTTCTAGCTAGAAAAGGAGAGCCTGTTAGAAGTAAAGGACGTGATAGAAGTTTAGATGAAATTAAAGAAGACTTAGTTAAAAATTATGAAAAAAAAGATGAACGAGTTGGACATAGAATTAGAAGTACATTTTTTGGGTTTCTTAAAAATGGAGATAAGGTACTTACAAGTGCAATTAAAAACTTTGCTAACAGAAACATTGAAATTAAAAAATTACAGGATAAATTACAACGTTCTAACTTATTGTTAATAGGTGTTGATGGGTTCAATAATGTGTTTGACCAATTAACAAGAGCCTTTGGTATATCAGATAATTACATGAAAGAAATGATGCCTGCATTTAATGAGTATTCTTTAGCTTTAGGAGACTACATAGATCTACAAAAAAGTAAAGGTTTAAATGAAGCAGAAGCAAAAGCTCAATTACAACAATGGTTAACTGGATTACATGAATCCGAACGTAGAGAAGTAAGATACTTACTAGATGTACCATTAAGTACAGAAAAAATTATTAGAAGAAAAGATGGTAGTTTAACTAGTCCTGCAGATTTAAGACAAAATATAATGGATCAAATTACTACTAAAGTATGGTCTGATGCTACTCAGAAAAAAGCTGATTTAGAAAACTATAAACAAACACTTAGAAAATTAGCTAATCAGGATACAAAAATATCTGGTAAAAATACTGTAGATGGAGTTGCAGGTATAAGTTACGCATCTCCAAATAAAAAAGGCGGACCAACTGACATTGTAAATTCTAGATATGATGTATCCACTTACAACTCTGAAAAAGCGGCTATATTAAAAGCTGAAATAGAAAGTATTAAGCGTGCTGATCCACAATTATATCAATCTATCGAGCATGTTAAAAATTCAATGCAATTAATAAATCAGCAAACATTAAAATTAAATCAAACTGCTAACTATGCTAGTCCTCAGGCAATGAATATTATTGAGTTCTATGGTTGGAAAAACTATGTGCCTTTAAAACATAGACAAGATGCTGAAGGTATATCAGAAGATGCAATATTTAATCCAACAGGTAGTAGATTATCTAGAGAACTTAAAAAATTAGAAGGTTCATTTGAGGGTAATCATAATGATGCAGAAGACCCATTTACACAAGTATTAGTTGATGCATCAAGAGCTGCAGGAAGAGCAGGTAGAATTAACTATACACAATCTATATATAATGCAGTTACCCAGACTATAGATTATACAGATCCTACTACAGGTAAACCTGTGAAAGGGCAAGCTATAGAAGGTAAAATATTAAAACGATTTACATATCAACAACGATATTTAAATGATCCAGAAATACAAGAAGAACTAGATAAAAAAGATACTATTGTTCATTTATTGAGTGATGGTTCGATGGCTATAATACAAATTAAAGACCCAGATTTAGTAGAAGCTATTAGAGGTGTTTATGCAGATAATCCTACTTGGGTTAATACGTTAAATAGTTTTACAGGAACTATAGGACAATTTCATACTAGGTTTAATCCACCGTTTGCAACATTAAACTTTGTTCGTGATGCAATCACTAACTTATTTTATATTGGAAATGAGTTTGGTTTAAAAGATTTAGGAGGTTATGCATCTAATATAGCTAATACAGTTGTTAATGGTGGTATGCAACAAACATGGAATGTAATGAGTATGTATACTAAAGGGCAAAAAAATGACCTAAGAAAATATGTACAACAACAAACTGCTAAAGGTAATAACTTACCAGCTGATCTAGTTGAATATTTAGAAAATGGTGGGATGATATCTTACTCACAATCTCTATCTATTGAGAATGCATTTAATAGATTAAGACAAAGTATAAGAGAGAATAAAGATGGTATTGTTAGAACTAAACAAGGTGTAAAAGATTTCTTTGATATATGGATGAGTACCTTTGAGATGGCTACTCGGGCTGCTGCATATAGAACAGCAAAACAAAATTATATTACTAAAAATGCTCCAGGGCTTTCAGAAAATCAAATTCCTGCAAATGTAAAACAAGCTGCTATAGAAACAGCTACTGTGTATGCTAAAAGATTATCTAACTTTGAAGAGTCAGGTATACAAGGTGATAAAATGGCTGCATGGTTTATGTTTTTTAAACCAAGTGCGGTGGGTATCATGAGAGCTTTTGAATCTTTTTCCGCAGCACTACAAAGAAAAGATATAGCAAAACAAAACTTACCAAATTATATTAAAGCTGATCCTCAAAGATTAGCTACATGGGAAGCGGACTTTGATAAAAGAAGACAAGCAGCATTGACTACAATTGCAGTTGGTGTATCCGTTGGGTATGTTGCATGGCAAATGGCTGCTATGTTTAGTGGAGGTGATGATGATAATCCTACACGAGAAGATGATCCAGCGAGATGGACTAGATATTTAAGAGTTAGTTTAGGTTGGTTACCTGGTTTTGATAAAGATGCTGTATTACAAATACCTTGGGGTTTTGGTCCAGGTGGATTTGCTGCAATGGGAGCTCAGTTAGCAGCTGCGCAAAGTGGTAAAAATATTCCATTAGCTGATACATTAGGTAATATGTATAACATTATGTTAGATTCTTTTATGCCATTACCTTTTTCAAGAATGAGTCCTTTTGAACATCCTCTTGGTTGGGTATTAGATACTGCTGCTCCATCTATTGCTAGACCTGCTGTAGAGTATGCTATTAATTTAAACGCTTTCGGACAAAATATTTATAGTCCATTACAAACTAGAAAATATGGTGGCGCATTTGGTGGTAGCGATGAAATACCTGAAGCGTATAAAGATGCTTCTAGATTCCTTGCAGAAATATCAGGTGGTTATATAAATTGGGGTCCCAATACAATAAGTTTTTTTGCAAATAACTATGGGGATGCTATAGCAAGAGTTGCTCATGATATATATGGTATTAGTTTATTCTTACGTGGACAGAAAGAATTTGATTTTAAACGAGATACTATATTCTTTGATAGTTTTATAAGTAAATATTCTAGGATTGAACAACGAGATTATAGTAAGCAAGTGGAAAGATTAAAGGCTTTAGAAACAAGAATTGACTTATTTAAAGACGCTAACCCAATAGAATATAATAAAGTTTTAAGTAAGTATCCTTCTGTACCTGTACTTATAGATGCATATAATCAACAAAAAGCAGATTTGGATAAATTAAATGACCAAGCATCCACAATAAGAAGAATGCCTGGATTAAGTCAAAAAGAAAGACAAGCTAGATTACAAGGTATTAAAGAATTACAACTATTATATAAGAAAAATATTGCAGCTATGATTGAAGTTGGGCTTGAGCAATATGACTAACTATTTAACTCTCCATACTCTAACACCTAAGCACCCTTCTTTTATACTTTGAAAAGCCTTAACTCTTATCTTAGCTCGCTTAGCACCTTCATCAATAGCAAATATAACAGATGATGCCTTAAGTGTTGGTATGAAAAAACTATCTCCTATACTCATCCAATCTAAAGGAAAGTTCCATTCTGGCTCATCATGCAGCCTCATTGTTATTTTCCTTGAGTAAATCTTCTAGGAATTTAGTAGTATCTATTTCTAGTGCCATAACTGCACTAAACCCTGTAGCAGCTTTCCAGCCAGTACCCATTCTGCGTTTATGATCACGTATGTTATATCCTTTCTCTTTCATTTTAAATACAAAATCATTTATACTTATACCACTTTCAGCCAGATATTCTCTGAAGTGACGCTTCTCTATCCATAATAAAGATTTATCAAGTTCAGCTCTCATGACTAAATCAGAGCGTGGTTCCATAGATATCCTATTATTTTCTTCAATAGCAAGAATACCTGTTTGATGTGAGTTAATATACTCACCAAGCATACTCTCGTAGTCTACGTCATTAATCCGAACAACGTTATCTCTAATGTTAATAATCTCGTGAATAACTTGGTTATAAATCCTATCTAAATTAAGGTCAACTATACCAGCTTCGCAAGCTATTTCTCCTCCAGTAAAAACGGCTGATATCATGTTTTCATAAAATCTATACGTAGTATCATCACCAAAATCTTCTTTGAATTTCTTAGTCCATTTATTAAGTTTGGCTACGATTTCTTCTTTTGTATATTTAAATAAGTTTTGTATAAAGTCTATACCTGCATGACCATGATGATGGGCAAAAGAATTAAATATTTCAAAGCCTAGCTCTGGTTTTTCAATTAATATTTTTGGCTTTCTTACTGTAAATTCTATAAGCCTTGCTACTTCACCGTTTGGGTTTTTCTTAAATGTTGTAAGTCTGTCATATAAAGAATGGTTAGATGTAAACACAGCTATCAAGGAGGCTGACATTTCATGATCTCGTTCAGCATTAACTGATGCCTGCATTCTTATCTTTGCTTTACCTGATGATATCTTAAGTATTAAATTACTTAGTGTACGGCTGTCAATATTTCCTACCTCGTCGTATCCAAAAGTAATATTATGTAATCCTAAATATCTACCCACTAATGCATTGTTAGTTGAACCTTCTGTGGTGTTAATACCAAGTTGTCTAGGATCACCCCATACGCTTAACGCTGCATGCAAAGAACCTGTTTTACCTGTACCAGAATCTGATCCTGTTAAAGATATAGTCATACCGTTTGTAGATGTTTCACTTAATAAGACCGAGCCGAATGCAGTTAGCATAGTAAAAGCATGTAGTTCTAAACTAGGATAATTAAGTTTATTAGCAGCTTCTTTCCATTTATCATATTCGCCTTGTTCTTTAAGATGTACAGCAATGCTTTTACATAATGGTGATGTAGGACTATTTAATATCTCTCCTTTTCTATTAATCTCTTTATTACCAATAATAAATGCATCTTTGTCTACAGTCCATCCCATTTGCATACGCATAATATCTGCTCGTGTTCTTGAAACTAAGTAGTCTCCCCATTTATATATGTATGTCATAAGATGTTTACCTTGTTGATTATTAGGGTTATATAAAATACCCTGACTTGTTATTATATCTCTAAATTTATCCACAGCATATAAAGATTTTATAGGGACTAAAAACTGTCTAGTTCCATCATGTGGAAGCTCTAATTGCATTTCTAAACATTCGCCATCAACAGGACTATATATTCTTTTAATTGGCTCAAAGTCATAAGGTAATACCATTAAAGGTTTCTTTCTAGGTAATGGTTGACCATCGTCGTCATACTCTTGCTCAAACTCAAAATATACTCCGCCACTAGCACCACGTACATAGGGATAAAGATCTTTAGGATATCCAGACTTAGCTACAACTGCTGTGTTACCTAAAACATAATTTTCTGGTACAGGCGCTGCTATAAACTCTTTACCAATGGCTAACGGGTTAGTTATCTTTTTATAGTGTTGACATCCTTCACAAATACCAGGATTTAAATCATTAAATTTATCACAGGAAAAAGGTTTATCTTGTGACTGCATAGCTTTACGTTCTGTCTCCTCAGCGTTATAGCCTGGATGCTCACTAGATATTAGATGTATTGCTTTTTCTTTATCTTTACAATGTTGAGCAATGGATAGCCCTGCATACCACATAGGTTCTTGAAGTGTAGAAGCATTTTGTAGTATATGCATTATCTGCCCACACCCATTACCTTTGATAGTCTCTTTAACTATTTTCTCAAATGATGATTGAAAGTTATCAAGTTTTAAAGCTTTACGTTCTTCTTCTGTTAAAGGACTCTTAGCTTGATTTAATATATCCTCTAGTGATGGTTGAACTTCTCCTAACACTGCTTGTATTTCTTCTATTGTATAGGTGCCAATATCTTCATCCATAACAATACAATGTTTAGGTGGATCAGATTTATAATTGTGAGTATCAGGACATCGCATAATCCTAGCAGTATCTTTCATAACAGCAGGGTCATTTTTTAGACCTTTTTCATTACAATAGTCTGCTAATTTTTTTGAATATATCAAATACTCTTCTTTGGTTATGTCCCTATCAAGACACCAATATGCATGGTAGCCATTACCAGAGTCAACTCTAATTGGTCTAGGTAGCTCAGATTCTTCAATGAATTTATCTAATGCTTCACCAGCTTCCTCTTTAGTTTTATAGTCTTTTTTATCGCCTACATCGACATCAATAAAGATACATTTAAAGTATAAAGAGTTTTTAGCTAGTCTTGTTTTATTAAAACTACCTGGTGCTACATATATATTGGTGTCTCTTTGACTTTTTATATCTTCTATTATTGGTTCTATCTTAGCAATAGACTCTGTGTAATGATGTTTTACCCTACCTTCTTTGCTTATTTCAGCAATACAATAGGTGCCTTTACTGGGTAATACTTTTTTATAAAATTGTTTAATCATAATAGTGGTTTTCTATAAATATTTATCTTGTATATTACTTAAATACTCCTTTGTAGATTTAGTAGTCTTTGCTGGTAAATCGCCAGAATCTAAATCTCTCTTAACATAATCAATAAATTTCATAATCTTTATACATTTTTCTTCTCTAATGTAATTACCACGAAACCATCCATGCACTGCCATTCTTGATACTCCAAAGAAGTTGGCAATACTATTAGCTGGTATATTTGCATCAACACAAAGTTTAGCTAATTGTATGCCAACTCTATTAGAATCAGCGTTGGAAAGTCCGACTAAAAATTTAGTACTATAAGGTCTTGCCATATCGTTCTCCTAGTCTTTAATACCCCATTTATTCATGATATCAGCTATATCATTTGCCTTTTCTGCTTTTGCCTTTGCAACTACTTCTGGCTCATCTACTTCATCTGCTTCTGTTTGTAAGACAGCTTGCCTAGGTTGTTCCGTAGTTTCTTCTTTAGAATCAGTTTGATATACAGTCATTTTAACTGCTGATTCTGCAGCCGGTGTTTTACCTTGTCTTTGTAGTAGCTCAATATCTTCAGGGTTAACAGCCGCAATAGGAGAAAACAATAACTTAGGTACTGATGATTTAGGATCAAATTGCATACGTGTTACTACACGACCAGCACTAACATTATTATTTGCTAACATTTGAATATATGGTCTAAAGGGCCATTTACCATTTTCTTCTTTACCAAAAGCTGACGTAGCTGGTAGTACTAATTGCATAATATCACCTGATGGATCAGCAGGTAAAACTACTGCTATTCTCCAAGATAATCTACATGCACTGCCTGTACCACCCATACCTGAACCTCTTACACTTTGTGGACATTCATTACATGATTTAGCCTGCGGTGATTCTACTGCTGGATCAGGAGTATTGGAGTCACCAGACCAACATGATGGTGCTACTTTTTCACCTTCTCTATATGATGCTGCATAAAATGTTCTAGCGGCTGTGTGTGACATCTTAACTATAATTACATCCATAAAGTTATCTTCAATGGTTGCTACTTCTTTACCGTTCACAACTTTGTGAAAGTTTTTACCTCTGATTGAAATACGTTTACTACCACTACCAACGTTACCACCGGCAACGGCAAGAGTATCTTCGTCTAGTCCTGTTTGAACTACTGCAGGATTGTTTTGTAAAATGTTTGCTAATTCATTAGCCATAATATAATCTCCTAAGTTTTACTTGGTTTACGTACAGTGATTTTAAATTCTCGCATACTACTAATGCCTGGAGGTAATCCTTCATCCTCGCGATTACTTAAAAACTCTTTAAAATTTGCTTGATGTATACGTTGTTGTAATAATTCAATAGCATCATTATCCATGACAAACTTTTTAAAATTATCCCAATCTCCACACACAAAGCTTTCTCTTGTACTCTTAATGATAGTGCCTACTTCAGTTTTAATACTGTCAGCATTTATTTCATTACATGAGTTTAAGAGTATTTGTTCTAGTTGAGCAAGATCATTAGCTAATTCTCTATCTCTAGCCTCATGCTCCCTAGTTAATCTATCACGTTCATCTCTAATCTTAAGATAAGCCGTAACAATACTGTCTACTTTCATTCACTAATCTCCTCACGATATAAGTCAACTAACTTAGTATGCAAATCTACTTTGCCACGTAGCATTGCATACATCCTCTTTTCAACATCAGAACCTTGTAGGTGAACCACCGTCATCTTGTTCTTTTGCCCTACTCTGTCCATCCTAGCAATACATTGCAAATAAACTTCTACTGACATAACTGGAGACCAAAACACAACTACGTTTGCTCTAGTCAACGTTACACCATGAGAAGCTGATTGAGGTTGTATTACTAAAACTCTTGGTTCATCTGACGATTGAAATCTAGTAATTATGGAAGCTCTATCTGTTGCAGAAATGCCACCATGTATTAATTCATTTGTAATACCATTATCTGTTAGAAACTCAGATACAAAATTAATAGTATGTCTATAAGGTACAAACACTAATATCTTATGTTCAGTTTCTTCTACTGTTTCTAATAACGCACTTAATCTAGGTTTGATATCAAATCTAACTGTTTCTTTTGTATCTGTATAAACTGCACCACCTGATATTTGTAACAGTTTATTTAGCCCAGCAGCTGCGTTAACAGCTGTAATTTGTTCACCACCTGTTTCAATAAGCATTTGGTTCTTTAACTGTCTATAGTATTTATTTGCTTGTGGTGTTAATTCTACTTCTCTTGTTTGATACATTACATCAGGTAAGTCTAGACATTCATCTTTAGAGTATCTGATTGCTGGTTGTAATGCTTTAAATACATCATTCTTTGCCGAAGGTCTAGGTAACCATTTAAATCTAGCAACTTGATACATGACCCGATCCCTCCATGCATTTTTAAATTTAGGAACCCGATGAGCACATACTAATCTAGCTAATCCAAATGCATCTATCGGGGATTGAGATGCAGGAGTACCTGTCATCATCCATAGTTTTGTAGAAGGTTTAATTATTTTATTTAATACTTTCCATCTTGTAGTAGCTGTAGATTTATATGCATTACATTCATCAACTACAATTAAATCAAATTCTTTTCGTTCAATTAAGTCTTTAATAATAGCAACACCATCATAATTAATAATAGTAAAATCATAATTACTGTCTATAATTTTTTCTCTTTTGTCTCTTGTTCCATGACATACAATGGAAGTTCTATGCATACATGTATTAAATACATCAGCTTGCCATGCAGAATACATAATAGATAATGGGCATATTATTAATACTTTTTTAATTTTACCTTGTTTCATTAAGTAATCAGCCGCCCACAAAACAGACGAAGTTTTACCTGTACCTGCTTCATTGAAACAAAAAGCTTTTTGATTTATAGATAAGAATTCAGCAGTAACACGCTGGTGGTCAAAGGGTTTATATAAACCGGGCCAATCATAATCTCTTGTGATAGGTGAAGGTAAGTTTTTATTAAATTTTAAAAGCTGGTTAAGTCTAGTCATCTCATCTAGACCCCAGTAAATAGCTACTTCATATATGTCATTGTCTTTTTTAATCAACTCACTTCGTTGAATATCATTTAAAACAATGTTTGCTGATTTTTCTTTTAATTTAATAGAAACTATTTTGTCATCAATTAATCTCATACTTTGTATACCAATAACATAACATTACTAGTATAACTTGTCTTAAAAGAAAGTCAAGCTTTATTTACTATTTATTTTTAGATTCTTTTTTACTTATTTCAGAAACCAGTTTTCCTGATGAGTTTCTTTTGAATGAACGGTTTTTAGATTTAGACTGAATAGTCATACCGTTTTTATTTGATCCACCTTTAGATAATGCTTTACGATGAGCAATATCTTTTCCTTCTCTCATATCAGCTTTACCATTACCATTTAAGTCTTTACCTTTTGCATCAACTTTACGACGAGCACGTTGACGTTCCATTCGATTAGAATGTTCGCCTCTTGCTTTTTGTTGTTCGTATTCTTTTTTATAAGGTCTTTTCTTATTTACATATGGCATGATATGATACCCTCTTACACCAAGTTACAAATTCTTCTACACTCAGGTCACCTCTAAAGTTATTGATTGCCCTACAGACTAACTGAATATTATCATAATTATACTCTTTTCCTGCATTAATTCTATCTATACTTGCATTAGTTAATATGATAGTACCACGTTTATGTACACAGGTTAACTCAACTCCTGACAAAGCACACTTATAGTCTTGTTCTGCTATCTTGCCTATTAATTGAGCAACGGTTAGATTTGACTCTTTTTTAGACAGTAAGTGTTTAAAATATCTTTCCCAATCATTGTTCTCTCTTTCATATCTAGCATTGACCCTATAAATAGAATTACATTCGGGAGAACAATTAAGATATTTTGGGTGGTAAGTTTCAAACTTTGTATTACATGTAACACAGTTTCTTTTAAACATTATTTATTCCAAGTAGCTTCATACTCAGTAGATAATTTTGTTTTAGGTATTTTTTTAGCGTATATTAATTTAGGTATAGTCTCAACTCGTTCAGATTTCTGTGTCATTCCTTTTGGATGAGCTTTTGTACTTCCTGCAGTTTTACCTAAACAAACCCAATTATCTGCTTTATATAAAGTTCCTTTTCTATAATCTGTTTCTATTACAAATGTTTCAAATCCGTGTGGAATTACGTTATATCTTTCCAACCAATCTTGAGCACATCTTTTTCTCCACATTGCTAAAACTCTAGTCGCTAAATTTGGAACGTGTACTTCTAATCTAAAAACAGTATTATTAATAATAGAAGGCAGTCCTTTTCTTTTATTCTCTTTTGTTAATCCAAAAAAATCATCTCTAGCTTTTACTGCCCATACTGAACTTGCACCACTAATAATACCAACAATATTATTATCTAATTTTATTTTATAATGCATTTGCTGTCCATGAGTTCCTTTATTAGGGATATAATGTCTGTTTCTTATTTCTTGATATATAGAATCTGTGCGTTTACATTTAATTAATTCTAAATTCAAAACTTAACCCCGATTAAACTCACAACTCTTTACTGGGCACCACTTACATAAGGGAGTAGGGTTAGCTTGCCAAACATCAGTTTCATAAGATACTTCTAATCTTTTTAAAGGTTGTTCAAACATATCCCAAGATTTACTCATATCTTTTCTAAGATATTCTTCAGTGATAAAACTATTATGCATTATAAATAACAATCCTGCTTTTACTTTTTGTACATCAGGAAAATGAGTAAACACCATTAAAGACATTAATCTTAATTGTTTAGGGTCAGGGTATTTATTACTTCCTGTTTTGTAATCAATTATAAATGCATAAGGTCCATCAATTATTATTAAATCAGCTATACCTCTAACCCATCTATCAGAACTATCAAATTCACAAGGTCCTTTATCAAATGTAAGAGCCATTTCATATTCACAATATTTTTCACCGGGTATATTAATTAATGCATCAATTACTGATTTAAAACGTTGATAGTTTTTTGCCAACTCTATACCATCTCTTACATATTCTTCTAAAGCTTTATGTACTTCTTTACCATATATGGTGGCTTCTGTTTCTTTTGATTGATAATCTTTTAAAACTCTTAGGTGATGATATTGCTTAGGACAATTTTGATATTGTTTAAGTGATGAATAACTCCAAGTAAAATTAGCCATTATTTAGTTATCTCCACTTTTGATTCGGTTTCAATCCATACGTGTGCACCGCAGGACAAAGGTTTGTTAGGACTATATACCACTTTAGAGTCCCCATGTATCTTTACTTCTTTAGCATAGGTATTTGATTTATATGTTTTAACTGTTAGCACAGGGTCTTCTACTTCGTTTTTTCGATTAGACTTTATGACATGCTGATTAACATGAATAATTGTCTTCATCGTCCTTGCCCACGATATTTTTTATAGGATGCTTTTTTATTCTTATTCATTGTTTGCATCTTAACTCGACGACCACCTTGCGATGTTCGTTTGTGCACGGGCGCGTGTGTTTTTATTCCTGATACTGATTGTTTTACTTTTGCCATTTTTTCTTAGTTCCGTTTCTATTAAAGTAGTTATCATCAAATCTCATTTCTTTTCCTTTTCTTTTGGTTTACCAAAACACTTCCATTCTATTGTTACGTCGTATTAAATGTCCTTGCATTGTGATTCTAAATTCATCAGGCACGTGTTCTTTAAATCCTGCTATTCTGTGTAATGTTCTACCATCATGCCATATCATTACTTTTTCTTTGTATGGTAAATAATAATGTCCTTTATCAATAGTATAGTCAATCCCTGCTCCTGATTTTGGTATCAGTATAGGGATAGTAAAAGTGCTTGCATCTACATCAGGAAGTCCTAAAGTCATGTGTGGATAATCTTGATGCCAATTACCTGCAATGGTTAAAAACTTTTCATGTGAAGGAAATATATGAAAACCTGGATAGCATAAATCTTCAGCTAAAACAACATCTTCATTAAGTTCGTCTTGCAACGTTTGAAGGATTGTTTTATATAGACCTACAAAGTTATCATATAATAAAGCATTCATTGCTTTTTGTCCTTCTTTATATTGAGCTGTTTGACCATCTAGATAAGCACTTCGACCTAATGTAAAAAATGGAAAGTCTTTTGATCTTGATACCCATTGATCAGCTAACATAAATAATCTTCGTAAAACATTTGTTTTATCAAAAGCTAAAATGTGTTCACTACCGAAAGATTTATTAACAATCTCCATAGTTATCTGCATATCCTCCCTCACATGATATTGGTAAGTCCTTACCCCATTCAGGCGGTTTTGACATTTCTTCCATTACAAAATTTAAGGCTTGTTCTGCTTCATGCTTGGCTGCGACGATAACAACTGCATCATGCACCGTTAGTACAGGCTTATACTTATCTGCTATTTTAATCATTTGTTCACCTATGACAATTCTAGCTAACGCTTGTACTACATTCTCTACTACTGAACCACCCCATATACTATTGACTCCGTACCTAGATTTATATACATACTTACCTTGTGCTTCTGATGTATCCCATCGTAATTCAGGATAGTAAATATATAATCCATTAGGTAATCTTAATCCTTCTTCAGTAACAGCTATGCATTTATGTTTATCTAAATAATATTCTTCCCTATTATTCCAATTTGCAATAGCTTCTAATGCTTTATCACATTCTTTCCATAAGTCTATCACTTTATAATTAATATCACGATACATTTTTACTAAGTTTTGACACTCAAAATCTGATAAGTCAGCACCGGGTGGTGATGTAGATAATGTGTGTTGTAGCTTTTGCCACCCTGTACCATAGCCTAATCCTAAAACACAAGTTTTACCAATGAATCGTTCTTTAGGTGTATCTTTGGAAACTTCTTTGTTGAATACTTTTGATGAAAATACTGAATAAACGTCGTCTCCTTTTCTAAATTGTTCAACTACATCCTCTTGCCCAGCTAGCCATACAAGTATCCTAGCTTCAATCTGTGAAGAGTCTACGTTCATAATCACATGCCCTTCAGGTGGAACAATAGCTTGTTTAAGGGCTTTCTTTTTTGCGTCACGGCTTGGTAAGTTTTGAAAGTTAACCTTATCTAGTCCTGCCCATCTACCTGTGTGGGCACCATAGTATTTAAGTGGAATAGGTAACTTATAATTATTTCTTCCCGCAATATCTATGAATCTTTCTATTCTTGATTCTTCCATTGTAGATTTTGTACCTAATCTGACCGAGCACAATTCTTGTATAAAAGAATCTTCATGTTCAGTCAACTCAATAAATCCTACATCATTTTTGGCTAGTGCATACGTTTCTTTACCTGTGGTTGGACTAATTTTTGTTGGTACATCTATACCAAGTTCCATTAATAATTCAGCAAACTGTTTATTACTTGCTAATTTTTTACGCACACATTCTTCATCTTCACATTCAAGTCTATGCATCAATCCTAAAAGTAGTTTTGACTTTTCTTCTTTGACTTCCTCGAGCCGAGTTATTAAAATCCCATCATCTATTTCTAGGGTGGGTTCTGTATACATTTTTAAGGTAATGTCTATCAGTTTTAATTCTTTTATAGGAAAGTCTTGAGACAAAGTAATGAATAGTTTATGTGTAAGTTCTACATCGTTCTTACAATATTCACCATATTGATGTAGCTCGTGGTCAGCAAAATCTTCTAGCCTTTTACCTTTTGCGTCTAATACTTCTGTACCTTTTACACCTAAATTATATCGTTCAGCAAGGGCTTTTAATGATCCCCCTGCATTGACACCATGTATAGCCCTAGCCATTGACAGGGTATCCAAGTATACGAATGGGTGTAGGTCAAATATCCAACTAAGAATAGCTCCATCAAACAAAGTATTATGACAGAGTAACATTGAGTCTTTCCAGTTTATTTTACTAAGTTCTTCTTGTAACTCTTCGTGTGATCCTGTATACCATTTAGTAGAGCCGTTGTTTATTTTTATTGCGTAGCCTATGACTTGGAATTGTTCTGATCTAATATATTCTTCAGTGGTTAATTTATTTAGTCCGTATCCCGTATCATAAAATGTCTCGAAGTCGAGCGTTACTATTTGCATCAGTGAGAGTTCTTTCCGTATTTTACATAATCAGATATAGTGGAAAGTATTCTTTCTGTTTCTTCTCGGCTCCACTTTCCTACGGGAAATCCAATCATATCTTCCTCTATTGAAATATCTGATTCTAAACCTAGTTTATTTACTATTTCTGTAAATAATTTTATAAATTCATCTTCTGTCATTTTTGTTTTCTTTCTCTGCTTTGCAGTATCCATGTGCATCCATTGTAAATCCACACCACCACTTCTTTTTATCGTAGTACTTAGCGGGGTTAGAACATTTGTTACATTTATTTCCTTGAGTTTTTAATGGCATGTGCTTCTCTTAATGTTCTTGGTGTTAATTGAATAGCGTTACATGGTTGAAAAAAACGATATCCTTGTTTAAGATTTTTTTGCCAAATCTCCATTGTTTTTTTGCTGACGTTCATACTCTCTCCTATCTTTCTTAATTTGTCTAATTCTTTTTTGTCGCTCTTCATTTGTTAGATACATCCAGTTAGATAAATCTTCGTAGGTTCTGAAACAACTTAAACATCGTGGTTCTCCATTAATTTCTTCATATCGGCAAATTGAATTGCATGGACTAACTATACCTTCAGTCATTTAAAATTCTTTTTAGCCCATCTAACATAATAGCTATAGTGTTTATCACCAAATGCATATTGATGTTTCTGCATCACAGACCACAAGAAAGAAGATAGTGATTTGCTATACATCTCTTGCTTATCCATAGATAATTTATTAAAGTCTTTTCCTGTTTTTGAACCACTACTTTGTGTTGCAATTAAATCTCTTTGATCTTCAGGTAATACTATTTTAACTATCGCTTTATTCTTTTCAAAATATTTATCTAGTTCCATAGTTCTTTTTTTAAATCTTTCCCTATAAATCTCGTTTTCCATATTATTAATATAATCTTTATATTTATCCATAAGTTTCATAACTCTCTCCTTTATTTATTAAATCGTTCTTGCTCATCTCGACAGTCTATACTGCACCATCTACGTTTGTCCTTGACTGGTTCACCACACCAAAGACATCGTCCTGTATCATTCTCTTTGATTTCTACATTAATTGTTCTCATAGTCATATCTAAAGATTTTTGTACTTGATCATTTGCTATATCTATTTCATCTGCCATATTTTTTATTACTTAACATACCTAAACTACGTGTCCATTTATTATGACCGCTTTTTTTCTTTGCAGGCAAAGTAGTCACATCTTTATTTTTATCCATTAAATCTAATATATTACTTTGTATACCTGTTATTTTAGTAACTCTAAGTCTAGAATTTATATCAGGTTTTTCTTCTAACAGTTTTTTAACTATTAATACTTTTTCTTCATACGTTGTTTTTGGTCCTTTTTTATAAAAAGGAATATAATCTCTACCATGTGATTTTTGTTTTAATCTTTTCAAAATAAACATTCTCCTACTATTTCTAATGATCGTTGATATTCAGATTTAAAAGGTGGCTTATCAAGTTTTATAATAGTATTGTCTGGGTAAGTACCAATATACCACTTATAATCTTTGTCTGTCCACCTATATTTTTTTATAATGCTACCTTCAAAATCTAATAGTGCATGGGTAAACTCATTGCCGTTCTCGCATTTCATTGTTGTTGATACCAGTTCTTAGTCTTCACATTGACTACCAACACAAAACTTTCCGTTAAGAATTTCTTTAGCCAAGTCATCGCTGACCATCTTGCGTTCCTCTTCTTCAATCTCGTGTTCTAAGTGTTCAATAAATGCCTTGTTTTTAATCAACACATTTAATTCATCAATGATGTCTTGTGCTTCAGTTGCGTGTTCATCACCGATACTATGTTTATTTAAGACCTCAACATGATTCTCGAGAAGTCTTTTCACTCGCATAAAAATATCATCACTCATGATTTAATCTCCTGAATATATTTTTTAAGTTCTTTTGCATACCATTCAATCTTACCTGCATCTTGAATAGGATCATCTTTCAAGCCAATCCTAGAATTGTATTTGAATATGTTTCCTCGTAGATAACCTATGTATTCTTTAGGTGATAGCTTTGCTTTGATAAAGTCAATGGTTTCTATACCACCTGCCGTATAATGTGGTGGGTGATTTACCATATCATTTTTAATTTCTGACACGTTATTCCTTTTCTACCTGACAGGGTGTCAGGTTACTTATTAATGGTTTGCTTACCCGTGATATATAATTCTAACATATTTATATTATGTTCGTCAATGACTATTGAAAGTCCGCCCGCAAAGCTAATATCATTTAGGTGTTTTAATTGAAGTAAGGTAGGTTTGTTTCCGTTGGCTTTACATTCTATTCCTATAAACTTACCCTGATAACATGCAATAATATCAGGTATTCCGCTTGCACCATATCCACCCGTTGCAGGCATACAATGGTAACAACCTAGTTCATCTAATAGTTTCTTAACTCTTGTTTTAACTTTCTTTTCAGGTGTCATTTTCTCCTAGTCCTAACAACGATAAAAATTCATTATGATGAATTATAACTATATAATAACTATCACTTGCTTTCCATGCTAAGTCAGGATCTCCGCCATCTTCATGACAAATAAATAATTTACTAGGATCTAGCTGTTCATCAGAAATAGTATTATTAGATAATACATTTGCTACGGTAAGTTTAGATGTAATAAAAGAAGGTAGAGTGGAAAGAGTATATATTCGCTTATTCTTTTTACCAATATGCACTATATAATCATCTCCACTCTTGTGAACGGGGACACGGATATAATCCGTCATTTTGAAATGTGGTATAGGTTCTAGTTCGTGTTTAATTATCATCTATTACATAAGTCGCATACATTTGCCAAGTATTGTATTGAAGTTTAAGTGCGCCAACTCCAAACTCTACGGCATCTATTTTATCTTTATCAGAATTAAAGTATTCATCAATTTTAGGAATAACTTTATCAATTAACCAAGAAAAGCCTGATTTATTTGAATATTTATTTTCTATTTCTAATGACCACATTAATAATTTACTTTTAACTTTATCAAAGTCTTCGAAGTCTTCTATATTTTCATACCCCTTGACTTCTCCAACTACTTGTAAACTTTTATATTGCTCATCTAACTTAGCTTTAAATATTACACAAGCATTACCATGTATCATTGGTTGTTTAATAAATACATAAAAAGGTTTTGCAAGATCATTTTGTATATTCGTTAAACCTAAGTTAATATCATCGAACAATTTATCAAACTTGTCAAGTTTTTGTTTGTATGAATCACTAAGTTCTATTGTTTTATCTTTCAATGAATGTAATAATAGCTGATGTAGTTCAACACCATTCATACTCATAGAATTATAATCTCGTTTAATAGATGCTGTGTCTACATAGTCTGCTTGTATTTTTGCACCTATTGGGTTCTGTTTATTATGAATGTCTAATCCTAATATTTCTGCCGTTGTAATTGGCTTATTACCACTAGGTAATCTAGTACTATGTAATTTAATTTTTCTAAGTATATCTTTTAAACTACTTGATCTAATAAACTTATGATCGCCTTTTTCTTTTAATCTTTTATCTGTTGAATAATAATAGTTACCATTTCTATAAGATATGACCGCATTAATAATTCCGTTTTCAGTCAAGGCAACTGCATTAGCTTCTCCCTTATATGCCTCTTCTGCTCGTCTATCGTAAGGTTTAAAATCTAAATAGTCAGTATAACTTTCAACTAAAAATATCTTATTTAATACTTTCAAACCATAAGTATGACAAACTTCATAGATGTATTCTAAAAACTTAGTATCCATAACTTCAATGTCATAATTTTCGTAGTACTTAAATTCCTTTTTAATTTGCATTTCTCTCTCCTATCTATTTCTCATAATGTTAGTGTTAATATAATTATCAATGTCTCTGAATATCATCTGCAAAGTATCATCTTCTATTACTTCACTACCTAATACCAAGTCCATCGTTTGAGTAACTTCTTTACCTTCTTTATCCCATATCCTCAACTCAACAGGGATTTTAATTTTAATATCATAATCAAACTCAGTCATAGTCTATCTCCTTATTTCGTAATGCATCGGCTATCAAGTGAATCAAATCTTTGTTGTCTACTGAGTAGATATAATGTTCTAATAATCCCTCAATAATATGTTGCCGTTCCTTTTCACTTGGGTGTTCAAAGCATTTATACATCATTACTTTGTAAGCCATGCGATACTTGTCGGACGGTGTTGGGCAATTAGCTTCCACCTCGTTACACCAATACTGCCATGTTTCGTCTTCAATGCTTGGCATACTCATTCCATCTCTCCCCACCATTGACGCTCGTTTACCAAACATTTTGCTAGTTCATCAGTAGAGTATTTATTATATGAATCACACCCATCTAAATGTAGATTAACTATTGCTTCTAACATCTCTTCATGAGTAGCCGTATCCCATGACTGTCCTTTATAATCTAATAACATATCTAATATCTCGTCTCGACTATATCTAGCTTTTATCTCTGCTATTTTGTATTCTCGGTTACTCATACAGTTTCCTTTCTTAAAACAACTTTTTGTATTGGATTGCTTGGTATGTATCGTAATTCACATGGTGTAGATATTTCTTTGTACACTTCAAAAGTATCCCACACTAAATGTTTAAATGAATCTAACATATAATTAACAGCACGCTCTACTTCTCCTTCAGGCACAGAAGATCTCCATTTCATGTAATGAAATATGGTACTGTTACTTTTTCCTCTATGAAATAATAAATCTCCTAGTGTTGCATAATCTTTTTGTTCAATTAAATCTTTAAGTATGTAACCTATCTCACTATCATTAAAGAATGTATTAGAGTATTTACTCTTTAGCCTTTCATCAATTTCTTTTTCTAATTCATCAAAACTTGAATTATTTATCTGTGATAGAATTGATTTCCAATAAGTTTTTATATACTTAAGTCCATCTTTGTGACCTGACAGTATGTCATGAGACTTTTTTCTATCAACTATCATTCTGACAATATCATATTTAGTCACAGGCTCATCAGATCTCATGTAATATTTCATTCCACGATGCAATGGTAATGTAACTGCATATCTACCTTTTGCATCTAATACTTTTGCATATACAGATCCACCTCTTCGAACATCATGAAAGATAATTTGACCCTCGCTCCAATATCCTTGTGAGCATGAACCAAAAGAATCAGCATTTAATAAATTAAGAAAATGTCTTTCGCCTTGATAAATATCTTGCTCTTGTATCTCAACAACATCATCTTTATAAACACTAATTAGTTTAGTGTTGTAATAATATATATCAAACCCCAACAAGGTTTCTTGACTAAACTTTTTACCCGTTTCATAAATAGGTTTAAAGTATTTATATCCATGCCGTCTATTTAATACAGGATATTCATTATGCCTATTTCTGTATGGTTTATCGTTTTTTACTATATCAGCTAATATATCAAAATATACTTTCTCAAACATGCTACTCTCCTAAACATTGTAAGTTTGTTTTTACATACACAACACCATCATTTTCGCCCATTGCTTGATATGCTATGTTTTTATGACAGATATATACTGTATCTTTTTGTCTGTCTAAATAATCAAACATATCATACACTCGCATTGATAATGCCCCCATTGTAAGACCCAATACAAACCAACACCCGACAGTGAATCGGTATATAATCTCTTTACTCATGATGTAATCTCCTCTGCTTGAAACTCAGCATCATGCACTTCCCATGTTGATTGTTCTTGTGCTTTTAATATTGCCTGTTCTTCTGTTTGTGCAAACACCGTGATAGGTTTGCAATACTGTGTTATGTTTACTCTAAATATTTTACTCATCATGCATACTCCTCTAAGTTTTGTTTAATAACCTGACACCCTGTCGGGATATAATTTTCATTTTCTGTTGTTACAAACAACGTTGGTGTTGACAAGTCCCATGTAGGTATTTCAAAGAAATAACCGTCAGTGAATACAATAACTGCCTGTGCGTTAATATTATTCTTAGCGATGTATTTCGGTATACAGGTTGGATCAGTCCCTCCACCCCCTTGTGGCTTTGCTTTACTAAATAGTCCATTGTAATCATTCTCAAATACTTGTTCACCATGAACCTCAGTGTCCCACCACAAAAGTCTAATTTTTTCAGGGTTGGCAATGTCGCAGATTGAAACCAGTTCTGTCAAAAATGCTGACAAGTATGTATCACTGATAGAACCTGACGTATCTATACCTACTACCAACTCACCTACACGCTCATCTTCCATGCTTGGCATATAAATATCATTAGCGACAAGTCGTTTGTTATACTTTCGCCATGTATACTCATCAGTGCCACGCATTTGTGATGTAATAAAATCTCTCAAGATATCTTTCCAACTTAGCTTGGGCTCTAGCATTTGTGTAATACCTCTTGGCACTTTACCTTTCAGTCTACCTGCTAGTATAGAACCCTCTCGTAATGCTCGATCAATCTTATCACTTAGTGCTTTCTGTTCTTGTGGTGATAGACCTTCTCCCTCATCACCATCAAAGTCATGCTCATCTAATGAACCTAAGTTAGGTTGGTTACCTTTCTCTTGTTCTTGTTTCAAGTCATTCATAACTTCTCTGACAGACCAATTATGATACTTCGCATTGTATAACCCACCTTGTGGTAAGTGACATACAGATTTATCTTCCAGACTCATGATGATGTCATTTACAACATAATCTGCTGATGCATTCACAAATTGTGGATCATCGTTAAACTCTTTCTTAAAGCGTTGAATATGTTTCAATGCTATGTGTAAGTTCTCGTGTAGAATCAGACCTCGTAGTTCCTCATCAGATAAAGATTCCATAAACTTCCTACCATACTTTTTATTGAACCCATCTGTGCATGCCGTTGGAATATCATCTACAACTTCATTCTTACCCATCATCATGATGCCTGAGTAAAGTGCAGTCTCAGGGTGTCTCATCAAAGTGATGTGTGCTTTCTTAAGTCTTGTTTCTTGTGTGATACTCATATCTCATAATCCTTTCTGACACCGTGTCAGGTGTTAAAATAAGTCGTAGTTATCGGTTGCCCATTTCGCTATGTCCGCATTGGATCTAGCAATGGCTCGGCATTGTTTACTACGCACACACATTGTAAAGAATATTGCTTGTATCTCAGACGAATTAATACGCTTAACGAATCTCATGAATTTAGATAACTCGTCTTGTGTCTTAATCTTGTCTGTCGCTTGGAACATTACCATCAACTGTGCTGAGATTTCTGTTGGTATTTTAGTAGTATCAGGATTATTGATGATGTCCTCATACTTAGGTAATTGTTTCTCTAGCGATAGAAATGCTGACATATCTGCCGATGCACTTAACCCAATAGTGCCTGACAATGCGCACATTGTGGCTACCTCTCCTAGTGTGTCTCGGTTAGAGACAATGACCGATGACTTAGCTAAAGATCGTGGCGATACAAAACTCAACTGTGGTTTCTTTGGGTTGAATATGTATGGGTTGTCATCTTGTCCCTCATCTAAGTAACTATTCAATGATCTAGGGAACATGTGGACCCACGCTCTAATCAATGGGTGTATGCCATTATCACCCGCCCAAGCTAACCAATCTTCAACTCGTGGCTTTTCCATTTGCAAGATACAAACTCGGTTACCCGCATGAGCCATCATCGTATCGCCTACTCCATCGCTTTGATTGTTCGATGTGCCAAACACAATAGAACCCTCAGGTAACTTTGTATCACCTACGCATCTCTCTAGCATGAGCCTAGTAAAAATAACTTGTAGTAATTTCGGTGCTTTCATAAACTCATCAAGTAAGATAATCTTAGGCTTTGCACTATCTAGTTTGAACAATGAACCAACATAGGTTTCAAGTGTTCGTGTTTCATGGTTAGGAATAGTCATCGCTATGTCTTGCATGTCCTTAACGGGGCAATCAACATAGATGTAATCATATTTGTCACCATGTTCTTCCTCTAACATCTTAAGTAAAGATGTCTTGCCACACCCGGGCTCTGATTGAATAATAGGTGTAAGATCTTTACCAATAGTATAAATAAGTGTTACTAACTCTCTAATTGTTACTCTCTGTGTATGCATGTTGCTCTCCTAGTTTGCATACCTGACACCATGTCAGGTTTAAATTGAAAATTTAGATAGAATGTCGTCAATATCATTCTTCACTCTATCTCTTGTATAGTCTGAATCTCGTAACATATCAGTAGACACACCCTCTAATGCATCATCTAATTGTTTCGCTACTGATCTAAGTTTCTGACTATGTTCGTTGTCTACATATCTAAAAGCCCCTATCGTGCGACACAAGTCTTTGGCTTTTTCGATGGTTGTATCATATATCTTTCGTTTCTTTGTTGTAGTCTCGCCGTCTTTGGTAGTAATCTCTTGCGTTCCACAGCAATGTGCGATACTCTCCATGACATCAATGATTCTTTCTGTTTGTTGATGTAATACATTTTTAACTATCTCCCTTGCTTGTCTTTCATAAGTAATTTTTAAGTCAGATGCTAAGTCACTCGCTACCTGACACCTAAAGTCCTGTTCGGGAACTTCTGATATGTACAATCTACACCCAAACTTTCTACGAACTTCAGCTACTTCAGGATAGTCCTCTCGGTTATACATATCCCCCTGACTAAAAGCCATGTTTGATTTAATAGAATCATATTTATCACAGAACACATCTAGTAATCTATTAAACTCCCTCTCATGCTTGTCATACTCTGATTTAAAAGTTTCTAAGCTGATGGTTGGCAGTAAGTCCTGGGCGTTGTTCCACCTGTATGTGCTACGCTTAAGCCAATTATAAATAGTCTGTCTATAATTCACTAAGTCCTTGTGGTATGGGTTGTTAGATAATAGATTCTTAACAAACCGACCTGCATTAGGATCTGCTTTCTTTGATGTTGTTACCTCGCTTGAGATAACTCGATCTTGTTTTGTTGCTGACCAAACATTCACATCAACTGATACCAACACTGCCGATGTTGCTAGTGATACGATATGACTTGGTTGTTGTAGCTTAACTTCTTGTTCAAAGTTATACATAATGTCTCTCCATGTAAAAAGAGCCTGACACGGTGTCAGGCTCGTAAAATAAATTTAAATAAAAACTAAGGTAAATTTTCATTCTACTTATTATTATACTACATCTTTACTAATATGTCAATAGAGATTCTAATTTACCATACCTGTTTATTTTTCTAATAATTAATCCTCTCTTTGAGCGAACTGTTCAATGTCATTTATCAACTGTCTATCTTCTATATCAAAGTTAGACCCCCTGTCATAGCTATCCCTAGCCCATGATTCTTTCTCAGACTTAATCTTGCGTCTGTTTGCTAATATAATTTTTATATCTTCTGAATTAGTTATACTCATTTAATTAATCCCCCTTTGTTGTTGATGCCTTTCAAGTCATCGTAGTTTGTGAATAACATATAATTGCTCTTGTGCATTGGTGCTACACAATGCTTAACTTTCTCGGCTTGTCTTTCTCCACAGTCCAAACAAACCTTGAAACCTAGTTTTGCTCTATCGCTAGAGAATTCATTACCACATAGATTACAGGTAGTCATAGTCCAATCCTCACTTGATACATCGCCCATATAATAAGAACAGTCAACACGCCCATGAGATATGCCATAGCACATGACATGATCATATCAATCTTACGTTGTTTACGATCTTGTATTTGGAACTCAGGTAACATGCGATGATACCTTAAACTGTCTTCCCAATACCTTTGTATTGAATCTTCACTTAGTTTCTTATTCATAACTATCTCCTAATATAATAATAACTGACACCCTGTCAGGTTTAAATACCATTAAGCTCATTGTTGTACACATAATCTTTATTGCCCTTTGCAAAGCGAACTAATGTATATTGCCTACCTCCACGCATACGCATCGCATCGCCTGTTACACCTAAATATTTACCATAAACTCTAACTAAAGAGCCTTGTAAATATTTAGTCGCATTGACTATCGCATAGAATATACTGTCATCACGGCTCAACGATGTATCACATCTTCTAAAATGTTTATACAAAGTAATGAACTGTGATGCCAAGCCAAGTTTCTTAGCGTTCGCATATTCGCTACTAAATAAATAGTGTAAATCCAAAGTTTAACTCCTCAAACCTGACACCCTGTCAGGACAAAAAAATAAAAAATTGAAAGATGTAATTCGCTTCTCTCATTATATTATTATACCACAAGTTTACTAACAAATCAAGGGCTTTTCAAATTTTGTGGGGTACTAAATATATCGTTTTTTACAAATTGGGGTATAGTGTTTCTAGTATGCGTAGCGTTGAGACTTTGTTCATGTAATGTTTTCTTAGATGATGGGTGTTGTATTCGACTGGGTTTTTGTTCCGTTCCAAGCTAAGTTTACTAATGGAACAAGTGAGCTTTGTGTAAATCTTGTTCCAAATAACTTTACTAATTTAAGGTGTTTTCTCTGTAAGTGCTTGATTTTATTCATGTTCCACGAAATATGACCCTGTAACTTTACTAATGGAACGGAACAAGAGGATAGGCAATGAGCTAAGTTGTTGTTTTTATTATATATAATATTATATAGTTATAGTTAAATTAGTGTTTTGTTCCAATGTTCCAGTGGTTTTGTAGGACGATGGGGGAATGTAAAGTTAGGTTGCACTGCAAAAACAAGGCGAACGATGCCTAAAACTTTACTAACCAGCATATCCTGTTAAAAATAGTTGGAACATTGGAACAAACCTAGTTAAGTCGTTGATATACAAAGTAAAATCTTGTTCCAGACTACGTCATCAAGTTGGAACAAAGTAAATCTCGTTGGAACAAAGCCTGACAGGGTGTCAGGCATGATAATTCTTGGTGATGCCACGCTCGCTCGCTCGGAACTGGTTTCAGAATAGTTGAAATACGGTTATAATATTTGTGTCAGCTATGATAATCATAGTAGAAACTAAACCTGACAGGGTGTCAGGTCGTCCTCGCAACGTGAGGCGCTCGCACGCGCGCGGGGGGAACTGGTTTCAAAAGGGGAAGCATACTAGAAAATTCAGGGCAAAAAAAAGCCCCACACGGCTTTTGACCATGTGGGGCTAGGGATAGCTTACTTCAATGATGCGATTGCTTTAGTTAGAATCTCATCACACTTACTGACAGCGTCAGACCAGATTTTCTGTTGCTTAGCGGAGGGTAACTTCTCAACTAAGTTTTTCTGAGATTTGACCCAATTAAGAGATTTGGTTTCAATCTCATCAACAGGATCAACTTCCTCATTGATCAAGCCGTAAGTACTTGCAAGGTACTTAACGATGCGGCCCTTGATTCGGCTAACATTTTGATCAATGGTATTTTTACAAGTAGTCCTTGTATCATTCGCAAGTTTCTTAAATGATATACCATAAGAACCCATTGGATTGGATGTAGTACCATCCTTTTTTATGGCATAGCTTAGAGCCTGCCAATTTTGGGTAAGGATATAACTCATTCCAAACGATTTAATATCATCAGGATTAAAATCAATTCCTTGCTTATGGGCGGATACTTCCGCAACATCTGGATCAACATATTCAGATCCGTTGTCGTACATCCTGACAACTTTATCCTTGTATGCTTCACCAGCTAAAACGCCCTCAGTTACTCCGCTTGTGATAGCTTCGGTAACTTCATCAGGGGCATTTTGCCATGCGTCCGCAACTTCATCCCGATATTCTTCCATCGTTTTTCCCTCGGGTGATCTAGCCTTGATTAGCTTAGAGCTAATGAATTGCTCGATCACTTTCGCGATTGCTTCCGCTTTTGCGATTGCTTCGGTTGATGAAATAACGAACCCTTTACTATCTGATTTAAGCGTTGATAGCACCGCTTGATTTAGCGTTGTATTTTCCATCGCTAATACTCCTATAAAATATGTTGTCCATGATTAACCCTGTGTCAATCAATCGCAACATGGTGTAATTATGTATTAAATGACAGACAAAAGCCAAAAATAGTAAACTTATTTTTACTAACCTGACATAGTGTCAGGTTTCGCGTGGTATAAATAAGCCCCTACCCTATACCCACCAACCCAAAACAAAATGGGACTCCGACAGCGTGCTTACGCACTAAGACTTGCATGAATTACTAGAACAAAATTGAAAACCGCAGACCCCCACCCCCTCTATATAGGAACACCCCCCGTCACTTAAATAAAAGGATGGTTATGTAAAAAATATATTGCACAATTTAATAAAAGGCATATAATATTAATCAAGGTATAGATGATCTTCCTTTCATAATTTCTCATCTTTCCTTGTAGTAATTAACTTCCTCATGCCCCGGTAACTCTCTGCCGGGGTTTTTTATTTATATGGGTATAATGTTTAACGTTTAACGTTAAGCGTTAAATAAGACTGATTCTCATTTCTGCAAAGAAAAACAAAACTCGATACAATTCGGGTATGAACTTAGATGACTTATTTCACTATATATTATTTGCCTTTATGGCTTGGATGCAGGTATACTTCTTTATAATTCTTTAGGGTCAAACCCGTATAAGGAGGCTATATGTCTGATGATGGCTTTGAAACGTTTGTTCTCATGGTCATGGTATTCTTGTTCTTTTACTTTGTAACAGTATAGGTGTGCCATTTCATGAAGTAGTGTTTTGCAGATGGTATCGAAGTGAGCATTGCGAGCGCTACTAATATAGATCGTATTTTCTTCGGGAGCAAACTCACCCATAATATCTTTTCGTCTTGTGACTTTTAATTTTATTTGATGAGCTTCTGGCATATTGAGTTTATCAAAAGGTTCCATACGACAGAAAGTCTTATATAAGAGTTTGAGGTTTGCGTCGGTTAATAGAGTCATTTTTTGTAAACCAATCCATTTAACAAGTCTCTATAGTACAAAGCAGCACCCATTGCAGTACCAGCATCATGTGCTATAGGATCTATAAATATATTTAAATCAGGATTATCTTTTATATAAGCAGGGTTATTAATTTTATTCATAAAATACCCTCCAGACAAAACAATATTTTTACATCCAGTTTTTTCTACTGCTTTGCGAATTAATTTATTAGTATGCTCTTTGGTTTCATAATGTAATTTTTTAGCAACACAAGCTTTATCTTTATCTTTTGTTTTTAAACCTATTTTATCACATTGATTTGCGTCTATACTCATGACTGAATAACCGTGTAGTCCTGTGCTCCATGAAGTGGACGTAAAATTTGTTGAGCTTTGCATAGCTAAATCACTTAGTTTACCAGAGTCAAAACCACTTGAACCTATTTTTAAGGCGACCACCATATTTGCAAATAACATACCAGGGCTAACAGCATTAGATATTAAATAGTCAGTACCAATATTATTTGTTGAAAATTGAGTATATTTATCTTCGCTATTTTTAAAAGAGTTACTATAATGTTTATATACTGCAGACCCGCCATTATTATCAAGTTTGTAAATAGATTCTATTTCTCTATAGTTTGGATTATTACCCATATAAGTTCCAAAACCATCAGATACTAATGCGGCGCATTCTTCAAAGTTTGATAAGTGTTTAGCTCTAATAGCATGATATAAATGATGGTGGTCAGGAAACCACTTAACCTCTTTTACTTCACATCCCTTTTTTATTTGCTCTAAAATAAGTTTATAGCAATCTATATCTAAACTATCTGGGACAGCTCGAACAGAACCAAAGACAATATGGTCTATAGATTGTTTACCTATAACATCAAACAGCTCTGATAAAATGGGTTGCATGTTCCAATTTGACTTATGAAAAGATTCTAAATATTTATTAAGTAATTCACCGAAGTAAATAATGTCTTTGTTTTTATTTATTAAACAAACTGATGGATTGTGAGAAGTATTAACTCCTAGTATATATGACATTTAAGACCAAGCCTTTCCGAGTGACCATAAATTAATAGGACCAAATTCTATATCTTTCCATTCTATTTGCATGTGGGATACTTTGGAATAAAGTTCTGTGGGAGTTGAACATAGTCTTGATATAGGCATGCAGTTGACCATGCTTCTTTTTGTTCCTTTTTTAAACATTCATTAAAATATTGTGTGGCATGCGCACACGATTCAAAGTTGCCGATATATTCTCGGCTGTCATTTAAATACAAAACTAATACCCACTCAAACATTTTAACATTATACCCTTTTTTATAAAGTATGTTACAATTCCGTTTATTAGCTGCAAATTATTTTCAAAGGTGTAACAGCGACACATGACAGAGTTAAATCAAACTATAGTAATACCAATTATAGAGGACAATATTCCTATACCTAAAAATGCGAGAGAGGCATTACCAGAGCTTACTCCGCAAGAAGAATTAGAACTAAGATCAAACACAGTTAAACTCTTAGCTGACATTAACGGAGATACTATGAATCTTAGTGATAAGAATATTGAAGATGCTGAAAAGATTGCAAAAGAAATGATGGAGAACCCAAGTTTACGCCCTGATTTTGGTAATTATCCTAATGAAACAATAGCTTATTTATCAGGTCTAGTTGCACAAACAAGTCATATGGTAGCAAAAGACCTAGCTGATATTAAATTATCTGTATTAAATGGGCTATTACAAGAGGCAGCAACGGCTAAATCAGCTAGAGAACGTATTTCAGCATGGTCTAAGATAGGCGAAATCGACGGAGTAGATGCGTTTAAGAAAAAAACTGAGGTGACTCACATCACTAAATCAGGTAAAGAGCTAGAAGAAGAGCTTAAAAAAGCTATTGAGGATCTAAAAGGCAAGATTGTTCAGGGAGAGGTAGTCGAGAACGATGACAATTAGTAAAAAAGACCTTGATTTGTTAGAAAAAGCGCTTCCTTTAATGTCTGAAAGTGAAAGAAGAGAAAAACTACAATTATTAATAGCTTATAAAAATGAATTAACTAAGGAAAAAGGGGCAGAACACTTTTTAGATTTTATAAAACATGTATACCCCAACTATATTATAGGAGATCATCATCGTAAACTGGCTCAACTCTTTGAAGACATCGCTAACGGAAAGAAAAAACGAATTATTGTTAATATTGCTCCTCGACATGGAAAGAGCGAACTCATTTCGTACCTCGCCCCCGCGTGGTTTTTGGGTAAGCACCCGGCTAAGAAGGTTATCATGGCATCGCATACAGCTGACCTTGCAGTTAATTTCGGTCGTCGAGTGCGTAACCTCGTGGGTAGTGACGCATATAAAGATGTGTTTCCAAACATTGAGCTCCAAGCAGACTCAAAGTCGGCTTCTCGTTGGGGTACTAACTTTAATGGTGAGTATTTTGCCATTGGTGTTGGCGGCGCTCTTGCTGGACGTGGGGCTGACCTATTTATCATCGACGACCCTCACTCAGAACAAGATGCAAAGCTCGGAAAACCGGATGTATTCCTCCCCGCTTGGGAATGGTTTCAATCGGGTCCCTTACAACGGCTTATGCCAGGGGGAGCCATTATCGTCGTTATGACGCGATGGTCTAAGCTAGACCTCACAGGGCAGATTGTTAATCAGATGATTAAGAATGAAGATGTAGATGACTGGGAAGTTGTTGAATTTCCTGCAATTTTACAAAATAAAAACGGTGAAGAGGTTCCTTTATGGCCTGAGTTTTGGCCCTTAGAAGAATTACAGTCTAGACGAGCAGCATTAGATGTTCGATATTGGAATGCTCAATATTTACAAAACCCAGTATCGGAAGAGGGCGCATTAATTAAACGAGATTGGTGGAATATATGGGAAAAAGAAGATCCTCCGCCTTGTGAGTTTACAATAATGACGTTAGACGCAGCTCAAGAGGCAAATAATAGGTCAGATTATAACGGTTTGACCGTGTGGGGCGTATTTTTTAACGAAGAAACCAATAATTATAATATAATACTATTGAATGCAATAAAGAAACGACTAGAATTCCCAGAGTTAAAGCAACTTTGCATAGAAGAATATAAAGAATGGGAACCTGATGCCTTTGTTGTTGAAAAGAAATCTAACGGGGCTGCACTTTACCAAGAGTTCAGGCGTATGGGTATTCCCGTTGGAGAATTTACTCCAGGAAAAGGACAGGATAAGATTAGTCGTGTAAATGCTATTTCAGATTTATTTAGTTCTGGTATAGTATGGGCTCCAGATAGAAGATGGGCACACGAAGTTATAGAAGAGTGTAATGATTTTCCAAGTGGCGCAAATGATGACTTAGTTGACGCAACTACTCTGGCTTTAATGAGATTCAGACAAGGTGGATTTATAAGGTTACCCAGTGATGAAGAAGATGATATACCTGGTTTTAGAAGTTATGCTCAAAAGCGGTTATACGCTATATAGAGTTGTAAAAATTACAAATTTAATACTTTTAATTATCGTAAATTTGGTAGAAATACAAATTAAAAAACTTTTAGGAAAATATAATGGCAGTTAATGATATAGATAAAGGAATAGCTCAAGCACCAAGAGGTATAGATGACATGATGGCTAAAATGGCTAACATGGAACCTGATATTGAGATTGAGATAGAAGACCCAGAAGAAGTCAGTATTAAAGCTGGTGGGTTAGAGATTGAAATTGATCCTGACGAAATGGATGATGGATTCGGCGATAACTTAGCCGAAGAAATGGATGATGATTTACTTCAGAATTTAGCCAGTGATTTATTAGAAGAATATGAAGGTGACTTATCTGCACGACGTGATTGGTTAGATACATATGTAGATGGTTTAGATTTATTAGGATTAAAATTAGAAGACAGAACTGAGCCTTGGGAAGGAGCATGTAATGTCTATCACCCACTCTTAACAGAAACTCTAGTTAAGTTTCAAGCAGAAACAATGACTGAAACATTCCCTGCAGCAGGTCCAGTCAAAACTCAAATTATTGGAAAAATAACAGAAGCTAAAGAAGAAGCAGCTAATCGTGTAAAAGACGATATGAACTATCAGCTTACAGATGTTATGACTGAGTATCGCCCAGAACATGAACGTATGTTGTGGGGTCTTGGATTAGCAGGTAATGCTTTCAAAAAAGTTTATTATGATCCAAGTTTAGAACGACAAGTTTCTATGTATATCCCTGCTGAAGATCTTGTAGTTCCTTATGGAGCCTCAGATTTAGAATCAGCAGAACGTGTCACTCATGTGATGCGTAAGACAAAAAATGAAGTACGAAAATTACAAGTCGCAGGATTCTATCGTGATGTAGAATTAGGTGAACCTTCACATGACTTAGAAGAAGTTGAGAAGAAGATTGCTGAAAAGATGGGGTTCAGTGCAACCACAGATAATCGGTTTAAACTTCTTGAAATGCATATTGACTTAGATTTAGAAGGTTATGAAGATGAAGATGATGGAGAAAAAACAGGAATTGCACTTCCATATGTTGTAACCATTGAACGATCTACACAAACAATTTTAGCTATTAGGCGTAATTGGAATCCTGATGATGATACAAAACAAAAACGTCAACACTTTGTACATTATGGTTACGTTCCAGGATTTGGATTTTACTGTTTTGGTTTAATTCATTTAATTGGTGCCTTTGCAAAATCAGGCACAATGATTCTACGTCAGTTAGTTGATGCAGGAACATTATCAAACTTACCAGGTGGATTTAAATCACGTGGTCTTAGAATTAAAGGAGATGACACACCAATTGCTCCAGCTGAGTTCCGTGATGTCGATGTACCATCAGGCACAATTAGAGATAATATCTTACCACTACCTTATAAAGAGCCAAGTCAAGTTCTTAATCAGTTAATGATTCAAATTATTGAAGAAGGTAGACGATTTGCTTCTGCTGCTGATTTAAAAGTATCAGATATGTCAGCTAATTCTCCTGTTGGAACTACACTTGCAATTCTTGAAAGAACATTAAAAGTAATGAGTGCTGTTCAAGCTCGTATTCATTATGCAATGAAACAAGAATTTAAACTCTTAAAAAATATTATTCGTGATTATACTGATGAAGAGTACTCATATGAACCAGATCAAGGAGATGAGTATGTTAAAAAATCTGACTATGATATTGTAGAAGTTATTCCTGTGTCAGATCCTAACGCTGCAACAATGTCACAAAAAGTTGTGCAATATCAAGCAGTCATGCAGTTAGCACAAGCTAATCCAGATATTTATGACATGGTTGAACTCAACAAACAGATGTTAGATGTATTGGGTGTCAAGAATATTGATAAGCTTATACCAAATACAAAAAATATGAAACCTGCAGATCCTGTATCAGAAAATATGAACATCATTAACCTCAAACCAGTTAAAGCATTTATCTATCAAGATCATCAAGCTCACATTGATGTGCATTTAGCTTTTGCAAATGATCCTAAGATTAAAGAACTTGTTGGACAAAGTCCAAAAGCAGGTGAAGTACAAGCAGCACTCGACGCTCACGTCGCAGAACATTTAGCATTCTTATATAGACAACAGATTGAAGAACAATTAGGTGTTCCATTACCCAAACCAAATGAAGTTCTTCCTGAAGATGCAGAACTAGAAGTATCTCGACTACTTTCACGAGCAGCACAACAACTACTTGGTAAAAATGAACAAGAAGTTGCACAACAACAAGCTGCGGCTCAAGCACAAGACCCACTCACTCAAATTCAACAACGTGAGTTAGCAATCAAAGAACAAGAGGCGCAAGCAAAAGCTCAGAAAATGATGGCTGATGCACAACTTGAACAAGCTAAATTCCAACAAGAATTACAAGCTAGAGCTCAAGAAATGCAAACAACGGCTGAACTTGAAAAAGCTAAACTTGAACTTGAAAAAATGAGAATTGATTCACAAGAAAGAATCGCTGGAGCTAAACTCGGAGCCGAAGCAGTCTTGAAAGATAAACAACTTAAATCTGATGAGCTGATGGAGGGCGCTAAGCTTGGAGTAAATGTTGTTCAACAAGATAAACAACTCGAGGCAAATAAAAAACGAAAGGACTAACGTATGTTAGAAAGCACGTTAAAACTTTTAACTGAGAAGTTAGAAGAAGAACGCAGAAATATTTTAGAAAATTTAGGTGATGGTACAGCAACTGATTATGCTCATTACCAATACAGTGCAGGCATTATTCGGGGTCTCATGGTTGCACAAAGACACATAGCAGACCTTGCAAAAAATATGGAGATGGACGATGACTGAGATCATTACGCCAAATAAAACTATTGTAGATTTAAAAGGCAAGAAAGTTACAGCCGAAGAACCTAAACAAGAACAAAAACCCACTCAATTACCAGACGTTAAAGGCTATCGCATTTTATGTGCTGTACCTTCTGTTGATGACAAGTATGAGAGTGGAATTATTAAAGCAGATAAGACAAGACACATTGAAGAACATTCAACTGTGGTTTTATTTGTTATTAAAATGGGTGATATGGCTTATGCTGATAAGGATAGATTCCCAACAGGACCCTGGTGCAAAGAAGGAGACTTCGTAATCACTAGAGCATATTCTGGAACTCGAATCAAGATACATGGAAGAGAGTTTCGCATTATTAACGATGATACCGTAGAAGCAGTGGTCGATGATCCACGTGGCTACGAACGCGCATAAGGAGTAAAGCATGGTAAAAATTGTAAATGAAATACCTGACGAACTAAAAGACGATGAGTCTATGGAAGTAGATTTAACGCCTCAGGACAAAGAAGATTATGAAGAAGCGGTAGAGGCAAAGAAAGAAGAAGCCGCTCCTAAACAAGAACTTGATTTTGAAATTGAAGAGGAAGATGATACCCCTCCACAAGATAGAAATCGTGAACCCCTACCTGATAATATTAAACAAGAGTTAGAAGAAGATAATCTTGAGGAATATTCTGATCGCGTTAAACAAAGAATGGCACAGCTTAAAAAAGCGTGGCATGACGAAAGACGAGCAAAAGAAGCAGAGGCTCGTGAAAGAGAAGAAGCGATAAAATATGCTCAGCACATTATTAATGAAAATAATAGATTAAAAACTACATTAAGTGCTGGAGAAGAAGATTATATTAAGACACTTAAAGATGCTTATGATAAAGACTTGGCACTAGCTAAAAGGGAATATCGTGAAGCTTATGATTCTGGAGATCCAGATAAAATAAGTGAAGCACAATCTAAAATTAGTGAAGCTCAATATAAAATACTACAAGCTCAACAATTAAAACCTCAGTTTACAAAAGAAGCTTTACAAGAAGAGCAGAATAGTAGACAATATGAGCAAGAAAGATTATTTCAGCCTAAAACTGCTCAGCCAGATGAAAAAGCTTTAAATTGGCAAGCTAAGAATACTTGGTTTGGTAAAAATAAAGTTATGACAGCTACTGCTTTAGGACTGCATGATGAACTACTCAGTGAGGGCATTAACCCAACATCTGATATATATTACCGTCGTATAGATAATACGATGCATAAACTATTCCCAGAACACTTTGGGGAAACTGAATCGTTGGAAGGACAACCTGCCCAACGCACTACAAAACCTTCTACTGTTGTTGCTCCTGCAACTAGGTCTACTTCGCCTAAAAAAGTGAAATTGACTAAAACACAGTTATCTTTAGTTAAAAAACTTAAGATAACACCAGAGCAATATGCAAGAGAATTTTTAAAAACGGAGAACGCAAATGGATAAAAGATTAGATAGAGATATAGAAGTACGTGAAGAAACTCAACCAAGGGATAGAGTATGGGCACCCCCATCACTTCTCCCGGAATTCAAAAAACAACCAGGTTGGGCTTATAGATGGATTAGAATTTCTTTAGCTAATGATGCTGATAATCTAAATGTGTCTTCTAAAATGCGTGAAGGCTGGGAACCTGTGAAACAATCAGAACACCCAGAAATTAAATTACCGGCAGCCGCTGACAGTAGGTTTAAAGACTCTGTCGAAGTAGGTGGACTGCTTTTATGTAAAATGCCACAAGAAATGGTGGATCAGAGAAATGCCTATTATAGGCAAAAAGCTGAAGGTCAAGCTAAAGCTGTTGATAATAGCTTTATGAAAGAAAATGATCCTCGTATGCCGTTATTCTCTGATAAAAAATCTACTAAGTCTTTTGGCAAAGGTTAAACAATTCTTTAAGGAGAAATTATTATGGCAGCTTACGGATTAAAACCTGTACAGCGTGTTGATGGCATGCCTTATGCAGGCGCTACAAGGCTATATAAAATTGACCCTGCTGGTGAAGCAACTAACTTGTTCTATGGACAGGTTGTTAACATCGGCTCGGACGGTTATATCGCTTTATGTACTGCAACAGGCGCAGACGCTACTACTAACAACTTAGGTGGTAACGGCGTTGGAGCTATCGGCGTTTTTGTTGGATGTGAATATGTTAATGCACAAGGTCAAGTTATCTACTCACAATATTATCCATCTGGTACTGCTAATGGCGGTGACATTATGGCTTATGTTGTAGACGATCCAAATGCATTATTTATGGCTGAATTAGATGAAACAGCTACGCAAACAATGGTTGGTACAAACACCACTTTTGCAACAGCTCAATCTACTTCTACCGGTTCTACCGCTACTGGCGTTTCTAACTCTCAGTTGGACGCAACAGTTGCTACTACTGCTAAGGCATTTAAAATTGTCGCTTTAGCACCAGATCAGTCAACTGCAGCAGTGTTAGTTAAATTTAACCCAAGTTTCCATCGCTTCACAAGTGATGCTGGCTTATAAGGAGAATAAATCATGGCAATTTCAAGAGCTCAGTTACTAAAAGAGTTGCTCCCGGGCCTTAATGCTTTATTCGGAATGGAATATCAGCGTTACGGTGAAGAGCACAAAGAGATCTACGAAACAGAAACATCTGAAAGATCTTTTGAAGAAGAAACAAAATTATCAGGCTTTGGCAGTGCGCCAGTTAAAGGTGAAGGCTCAGCCATCGCTTATGACAATGCACAAGAAGCTTGGACAGCAAGATACAACCACGAAACCATTGCTTTAGGTTTCTCTCTAACAGAAGAAGCAGTTGAAGATAACCTCTACGACACTTTATCTGCTAGATATACTAAAGCATTAGCACGTGCAATGGCTTATACTAAACAAGTTAAAGCTGCTAACGTGTTAAACAATGGCTTCGACGGAACTAACTATCCTGGTGGTGACGGCAAAGCTTTATTTGCTACAAATCACCCACTAGTTAACGGCGGTACAAACAGCAATACTCAGTCAGTTGCTGCTGACTTAAACGAAACTTCATTAGAAAACGCAGTGATTCAAATCGCTGCATGGACTGATGAAAGAGGTTTATTGATTGCTGCTAAACCACGTAAATTGGTTATTCCACCATCATTACAATTCGTTGCTACACGTTTATTAGAAACTGACCAAAGAGTTGGTACTGCTGATAACGACATCAACGCATTGAAAAACAACGGTGCGATTCCAGAAGGCTATGCAATCAATCATTTCTTAACAGACAATGATGCATACTTTTTAACAACCGACGTTCCTAACGGTATGAAGCACTTCGAAAGAACAGCGCTTACTACTTCTATGGACGGTGATTTCGACACAGGCAATGTACGTTACAAAGCTCGTGAACGTTACTCATTTGGTTGGTCAGATCCATTAGGTATGTGGGGATCACAAGGCGCTGCTTAATTAAGTAGTCCTTTCTAAGAAGACCCAGTTTCTCGGCTGGGTCTTTTTTTATGTATAACTCATGGTTTTCTTTATAGTTTTTCTTTTTAATACCAATACAATACACATATCAGCTTAGGCTGAAATCTAAATTAAGGAGACTATTATGTGGACAAAACCAGCTGCAACTGAAATGAGATTCGGTTTCGAAGTAACTATGTACGTATGCAACAAGTAATTTTAGAGTTTAGAAACTAGGGGCTTTTCAGCCCCTTTTTTGTTGTATAATATGCAGAAATAGCGTATGATTTAATTATCTGGGAACATATGGCTTATCAGACTGCCCCAGCAGACGCATACACGACGGATAAGCTTAACTTTGTATGGAGAAATTCAAATGGCAACAACAACCTTTTCAGGTCCAGTCGTATCAGACAACGGATTTCAAGGCGCAGTAACAGGCGCAGTAACAGCAACTACATTCGATGCACCCTCATCAGCAGGTTTAGCAGCTCTTTTAGGCGACATCGCTAACGCATATAACACAACAGGTAAAGTAGTAGGTAAACAAGTTACTGATTTAGATGATGGCTTAATTTATACAGCTACAGGCACCGCCGCAGCTTCTGATTGGGTCGCTTCTGACGGAACAACTTCAGTAACCCCTGCTTAATAGGAGAATAAAAATGTCAGATTTAGCTAATGACGTATCGGCGGTCAATTTTGTAGCTGCTGACTCTCCTGACACTGCAGTAACTCGCAGAACTCGTGTAGTTGGAATGAGTGTTACAACAACAGGAACAGCTGGCTCAGTTGAACTTAAAGATGGTTCAGGTGGTACAGTTCGACTAAAAATTGTAACTCCCGCTGCAGTAGGATTACACGATGTAGTAGTTCCAGGTGATGGTATATTATTTAATTCTGAAGTATATTGCACATTGGCTAATGTGACTTCAGTAACTATATTTTATGCATAATGGCTACAACTAAGAAAAAAGGAATGGGGATTAAAACTTCTGTGAAGTCGGGTAACTTTCGCCCGACCAAGCAGGGTGCTGGCATGACGAAGAAAGGTGTCACAGCCTACAGAAAAGCTAATCCCGGTTCTAAATTAAAAACGGCTGTTACAGGGAGTCCTAAACCTGGTTCTAAAGATGCGAAACGACGTAAGTCATTTTGTGCAAGATCAGCAGGGCAGATGAAAGATTTTCCAAAAGCAGCTAAAGACCCTAACTCAAGGTTACGCCAAGCGCGTAGGAGATGGAAATGTTAACAAAGGTGATGAATCATATGGACGAATCAACAAAACACGCAGTAGATGCTGCATCGGTTTTCACAGCTGTGGGTTCGATCCTAGCTTGGCTACCGGCAATAGCAGCACTCTTTACAATCGTTTGGACAGGTATTCGTATTTACGAAACTAAAACAGTTCAATCATGGGTAAAAAGAAAAAAAGATGCCAGCAAAGAGTAAAAAGCAAGAACGCTTTATGCAAGCTGTAGCAAACAACCCTAAGTTTGCTAAGAAAGTTGGCGTACCTCAATCAGTCGGTAAGGAGTTTACTAAAGTGAAAAAGTATGAAAAAGGTGGTATGACAGAAGAAGACAAAAAAATGTTTGGTGAGAAAGAAACAGATTTACCTCCACCAGAAGGATTTAAAAAGTCTGATGATATGAAATCAGTACCAAAAGAGAAAAAAGACAGCTTAGGTAAATTACCTAAAGATGTTCGTAACAAAATGGGCTACATGAAAAAAGGTGGCAAGATTGGTATGGGCATGACTAAGAACAATTATAAAAAAGGTGGCAAAGTTTCATCATGTTCTAAACGAGCTGATGGCTGTGCTGTTAAAGGTAAAACAAAAGGTAAATTATATTAGGAGACTATTATGCCAACTGGAACAGAAATTAGAGCAAAACTAAAAGAAGAAGCTAGAAAAAGAGCAAGGTTAAGAAGTATGGAAGAAAGGCAAGCAAAGAAAACAGCTGCGCCTGGATCAGAAGGTTATAAACCTACTAAAACCGATATTGGTCCAAAAATGAGTGTTGTTAAAAAACCAGCTCCAAAACCTAAAAAAGAAGAAGTAAAAACATACCAGGATGCTAAACTTAATAAGTCTAATGCACCGATGCCAAACTTTACTCCTAAAAAAGTAGATAAAATGGATGCTCCTAAAAAAGAAAAGACAATGATGGAGAAAGCTAAAGACATTATCGGTGTTGGTAGAGAAGCTACTGAAAAAGAAAAAATGGGTAGAGCATTACAAGATAATGCTAGAAAATCTATGGGTATGAAAAAGGGTGGCAAAGTCTATTGTAAAGATGGCTGTGCTGTTCGTGGTAAAACAAAAGGCAAATTATATTAGGAGACTATTATGGCTGGATGCGGTAAAAAAATGACAAAAGGTGGTAAAGTTAAAAAAATGCAAGATGGTGGAATGACTGCAGCTGCAGCTGGTTCAATGCCAACAAAAGAAGAACTTGCTCTTTTAGCACAACAAAGAGCAGCTGCAATGGCTGCAATGCCAGCAGGAGCTGTACCTCAAAGATCTAGGTTAGGAGGAGTTCCAGGAGACATGCGAGCCCTAGCACCACAAGGCGGAGCTAGTTTAGGGGGAATGAAAAAAGGCGGTAAAGTCAAACCGGGTTATCACAAAATGCCAAATGGAAAAATGATGAAAAATTCAGCTCACAAAGGTATGAAGAAAATGGCTAAAGGTGGTTCAGTTAAAAAAGGCTGTGACGGCGTAGCTACAAAAGGCAAAACTAAAGGAAGAATGGTGTAATGAGAGCTTCACGTGGCATGGGATGTCTGTCTGAGAAAAAGCTTAAAAAGCTTAAAGAAGGTGGTACAGTTAAAGACGCGTGTTACAAAAAGGTAAAGGCTCAATATAAAGTTTTCCCTAGCGCATACGCATCGGGCGCTATTGCTAAATGTAGAAAAAACAAAGGTAAATAATGGCAGTTAGAAAGACAGCTAAAGGTGCTGCACTTAAACGCTGGTTTAAAGAAGATTGGAAAGATGTTAGGACCGGCAAACCGTGCGGTAGACAGAAAGGGGAATCGCGAGGTACTCCGTATTGCCGACCTAGCAAACGAGTGTCAACCGAGACCCCCAAAACTTCGGGTGAAATGACATCAGCTGAGAAAAAGACTAGAATAGCACAAAAGAAAAGTCTTGGTCAGCCAGCAGGTAAACCAAGAAGAGTAGCACCTTTAAAAAGAAAAAGGAATAAATAATGGCAACTTCAGGAACAGCAGTATTTAATTTAGACTTAAATCAATTAGTCGAAGAAGCATTCGAGCGATGTGGTCAAGAGCTTCGTACTGGATATGATTTAAGAACTGCTCGACGTAGTTTAAATTTAATGACTGCAGAATGGGCAAATCGTGGTATTAATTTATGGACTATTGAAGAAGGTAGTATTAACTTAACTAACGGAACAGCCACTTATAATTTACCTGCAGATACGATTGATTTATTAGATCATGTAATTAGAACAGGCACAGGACAGAATCAACAGGATATTACAATATCTAGAATATCAGCGGATACCTATATTTCTATCCCTGCTAAGAATGCGACAGGTCGACCTATACAAGTTTGGATAAATAGACAAGCAACACAGCCATCAATTAATGTATGGCCAACACCAAACCAAGACAATACTTATGTATTTAAGTATTGGAGATTAAGACGTATACAAGATGCAGGTACTGGCGTTAATACACAAGATATACCATTTAGATTTTTACCTTGTTTAGTTGCAGGGTTAGCTTTCTATTTAAGTATGAAACTGCCTAATGCTGGAGACAGAACACAGTTTTTAAAACAAGAATATGAAGAGCAGTGGATGTTAGCTTCTACAGAGGATAGAGAAAAAGCAGATTATAGATTAGCGCCTCGTCCTCAATATTTATAAAGGTTTAACATGGCTAATAAGTTTACCTCAGGCAAAAATGCAATAGCCGATTGTGACAGATGTGGGTTTCAGTTTAAGTTAAAAGAGTTAAGAAAGTTAACGATA